TTAGTGATTTAAAACCGGCACTTGCGTATTTGTCCATCGGCCTTTGCCGCTATCAGCGGGAATGTGCGGCACAACGTCAGCGACCGTGCGCTCAACCAGATGAGGCGGATCCTGCGTCATATCCCAGACGTGAAAGCGATAGGAGTCGCCAGCCTGCTCTGCTTTTTCCCACTCGTTGCGAGTAAGGATGAAACGCAGTGGTGAGGCGGTAGTCGATTTCACCTCGATCAGCTTGTTTTGGATTCCATGTGGGCCATGGTCGTAGGACAGCACGTCGTAGCCCGCGAAGTTGTCATCGAAGCCAGGCCATTCGGGTTCCAGGTCGATCCCGAGGGCCTTAAGCCGCTCGCGCTCATATTCCAACGTCAGGACCTCCGCCGCTCGCCCTTGTTCCATCTTTTCCTGATCGGTCAGAACGCGGGCATAGCCGGAGACAGAATCCCACCATTTAACGACGTGGATAGGCGTCGGGCTCTCCATGAGGCCAGCGGCGGCAAAGATATCCTGATCGTTGGGATCGAGCTTTTTGACGAAGCGTTGACGACCCTGGCGCATGAGCTTCGCCCAGATCGGTTGATGCTTCAGTAGAACACCCCTTATGCACGTTTGATAGAAGGCATGGCCGTTGAGCGGGCAGTCCTTTTCGACGATCTCGGAGAGATAGACCGAGGCCTCCATATCGAGGCTGTGCGCGTCGGCTTCGACACGATCGATTAAGGACAGAAGATCGGGGGTCGTCAGATCGGGATGATCGGCCATGTATTTGCGAAGAAGACGCAGCCCTTCAAAGCAGGGCAACGAGAAAAGCCGCTCAGTCGAGATCGTTCCGCTCATACTTCCTCCGACGGAGCGGCTGGCGCGGTACCCTCCAGCTCTGCAATGAGGTCGATAATGTCCTTTAGTTCGACATCATAATCGAGGGGATCTGCGGCTTCTTCTTCGTCAAAGGCGATCTCATGGAGATCGGGATCGTCGAGGAGCTGCTGCATATTGCGGATTTTCTCGACAAGGCGGCGGCTCACCGACATATCGATGCTGCCGATTACGGGCGGCGCTTTCGAGCGATAGATGCGGATGTGGGTTTCTTCGTCCGGGCCGAGGCCGAGGCGATGAATCCGGTCGATGGACTGAAGATAATGCGTCGAGACATAGCTGCGGTCGGCATAGATCGCGTGGTGACACACGGTATGAAGGCTGATCCCTTCGCCTGCGGCAGCGGGGTTGGCGACAAGGACGAAGCAACCTGAGTCTTCATGAAAGCGGCGTATACGCCCCTCCCTGCATTCAGGATCATCAGGAAGACCGGACGGCACGCCGCCGTGGATGTAAACGGGGTTAAGATCGGCCAGAGCCGACACAAAGCTATGGATCGTGTCAGTGAAAATCGTCCAGATCACGCACTTCTTGCCCTCCCTAGCAAGAGAATAGGCGTGGTCCATGACCGCCCGCATCTTGGCAGAATGGCCTTCGTCGAGGACGAGATCGACGATATTTGAGTCTACCTTGACGTCATCGTTGGCCATCGCGCTCAGCGCCAAGGCCGGATTGATGGAAAGCTGAAGAAGGCGCATGACCGAGCGCCGCGCGCGCAAGAACTGCGCGTCACCCATGCCGCGCGAAAGCTGTTTGGAGTAGTCGCGGATGAATTCGTTGCGAACGATGGAGTACAGCGCGAGTTGCCCTGAATCCATTCCGACATCGATGAAATGCCGCTCCGCGGGTGGAAGGCCAAGTTCGGTCTTGGTGGTGCGGACATAAAGATTGCCAAGCACTTCGCGCGGCGACTTCCCGTGCGAGATTTCAAGGCCATAGCCGTGCCCTGGCCACAAGAAGTCGAGCTGGGATTCCATGTCGGACGCTGCCTGCGGCATGGGCGTCCCGGTCAGGATATCGCGCCGCACGGGATCATCGGCCGTGCGCAGGAAGAATGCGCCGCGCTGCGACTGCCAGCCGGCTTTCATGCGGTGAGCTTCGTCGAGAACAAGATGGGTCGGCGTAGTGGCGAAGTGTGCTGCCAGCATTCCCTGCTGACGGATCACCATGTCGTAGGAAATGATAAACCGTGTCGCGCCGGAGTGAAGCGCTCTACGGTTTTCGTCTTCGCTGCCGACGAGAAGCGTGAAGGGTTCAGCGCCGCCATAGGGTGCATCGTCTTCCATGCACTCATCAACGATGTCCATCCATGCTTGGAAGGCGGCTTTCGGGGCGACAACGATGAAGTGTTGACCTGGTTGGCGCGTCAACATATGCAGCGCGAATGTCACGGTGGTCTTGCCCGCGCCAGGCACGGAGAAATTTGCGCCGTTGCTTAGGGCAAGAAGGTGAGAGAGATCGCGAAGCTGAAAGTCACGAAGCTCACGCTTTGTAAAGCCCGTGGCCTTTAGCTTTTCTTCGATCTCATCGGGCGAGAGCACTTCGGTGATCTCGCCGCGTTGTTCGCGCGTTTTCTTTATCTGCGCTGTGAAGGCACGGAGCTTGTCGGCGGCTTCGCCTTCAGGTCTGAAGCGGAAGTGAAGGCTTTTCTGGTTAGCTTTGCTGCCAAGCTCGCGAACCACGCCTAGCGTATCAGGCCATGAGAGATTGATCTCGCTGCCAGCAAGAGTGTGGTCGAGCTTCTTGGTACGGATCGCCAGCTTCAGGCGTGACCAGATGGGGGTTTCGAGCGCGTCTTCAGGCACGGAAAGCGTGCCCGTGTGATCGGGGTTATACCGAACAGAAACGGCAGTCGGGGCATCGCTCACGCAGGCTTACTCCTCCCCTTCAGTGTCGGACGCGCCGCCTTGCTGCCGAGCCTTTACAGTCGTCTCGATCTTGTCGAGATTTTTGCGGATCGATCCAATTTGCTTGAGGATCGCTGGCAGTGTCGATGTGCCCGCGGCGCTGATATCGATGCCCGTCACCTTGGAATTGACCTGTGCAAGTGTTTTAAGCGCCGCTTCCTCGTTCTTCTCGCCTTTGTCGAGTTCGATAGCCGTTTCGCAGGCATCGATTAGGGTCATGATCCTGTCGTCATTACCGTCGGCGTCGCGCAACGCGTCGATAATCGGCGTGTAGTCTTTGCTAATGCCGTCATCATCGATGTCGATGGCAAAATCATCATCATCGACGAGGTCTTCATCGTCATTGAAAGGAAGTTCGAGCCGCTCATCGAGGATTTCCAGCACTTTTGGCGCGAGCTTTCCGAAAGCGGCGTTGAGGCGGTAGACGCGCCCACTAATTTTATCTCGGTTCTCGTAGATCGACCAGGCAATCGCGCGGCTAGCATTCTGGAGATTGACGTCTTTTTTGGCTATGGCCTTCGGGAGATCGCCAAAGATTTGTTGCCCGTCTTGAAGCAAATCGTACTCGCCAGGTTTCTTGACCCACTCGCTCAAATACAAATCTGCCTCATCGAGAGCTTGCAGGACGTTCTCGATGTCAGGCTTGCTTCGGCGCAGGCGGTCGGCGACCTCCTTGGTGGAACGACCTTTTCCCACCTGGCGGCGGATCAGGCGTGCATCACCGATCCAGTCGTAGTCGAGCTTGGTCTGCGGACGAGCCTGGAGGTCAGCTTCGATGTCATCGATCTCATCTCGCGTCACGTCAGGGGGTAGGACGGCGCATTTGATGTTTGTAAAACGTTCATCGACCGCGCCGTCTTTGCGGGTCTTGAGTTCGCGCATAGCGGCAAGCCTGCGGTTGCCATTGATCACGACACCCGTGCTTGTGATGAGGATAGTCTCGCGCTGTCCATCTTTTTCGAGAACCGAGATGATGGGGGTAACGGACTCCGTCCCTTGCTTGGCAAGTTTGGCAAGAATTTCATGCTGTGCCTGCTGGGCCGTCGTTAGTTCCTGCCCCTTTTCAAAGAAGTCTTTTGCCAGACCCTCGCGCGCGATCTCGGTTTGTTGCGCGCTGAATGTGCGGCAGTTTTCCATCCGATAGACAGGCACGTCTATTGGTAGCGAGATGACCTTGGGCGTGAATGACCCGCTGCGAAAATCGTAAATCGTCTCGCCAAATTCATCCGAGGCTTCAAGGCGCTTGGCGATCATGGCTTCGCGTTCGGCGCGGGGTTTGAGAGTAATCTTGTAGGTCATAGAAATCCCCTTCACTGAAATGCGACGACGAGGATCGGTACTGTGATTACACGGTCGAACAGCTCCAGTTCCTTGATGACGCGCTCGGCATTGGCGATGTTGTCTCCAATTATCTTCGCAGCTTCCCTCGTCGGCAAAGCGAGCGCGGCAGCCTCAATGCGCTCGCTCTGAAAGAGGTATTGAAGCTTCAGAAGATCATACGGCGCGCGACTCATGTTTCCGGTCTGAAGTTGAAACGCCAGATCGTCCTGCATGGCAAAAACACTCAGACCGTGCGCCTGATCGAGATTGACGTTTAGCGCCCATCCCTCGTTAAGGAATTCGTTTTCAACATGCTTTCGTATCTGCGGCGTACAGCGTGGCTCAATCTTTACGGCCGGCGCTTCGAAGACGTCAGTGAGCCACTCCTTTAGGTCGCGCCGTTCCCATTCGGCTCCTGCGCTATGATGATCTTCGTATGTGTAGGCAAGCTTCATAGATCCCCCTATGCTTTGGGATCATAGACAGGTTTGTTCATAGGGCGGGTTCTGAGTGTGCCGGCGCGTAGCTCGTGAATCCGCCTCCAGGCAATGTCGATGTAGGCCCTGTCAAGATCGCATCCGTAGGCGTGGCGGCCATGTTTCAATGCCGCGATCGCAGACGAGCCCACACCGAGATATGGATCAAGCACGCTCTCACCTTCATTCGTCAACGCCAAGACCAAGCGCTCTACAAGTCCTATAGGGAACTGGCAGGGATGATCAGTCTTTTCCACGTGGTTGGATTTGACGTTGGGAATGTCCCAGACATCGGAGGGATTCTTCCCGAGGGGATTGCTCGATAGCTCCCCCTTGTTGGGCCCTTTAAAATGCTTCTTGTTTGGATACTTTGATGGGATGCGAACAGGGTCTAGGTTGAACGTATAGTCCTCAGATTTTGTAAACCAAAGAATTGTCTCGTGCCGGCCCGAGAATCGCTTCTGGCAGTGCAAGCCGTGACCGAATGTCCAGACGATCCGGTTGCGAAGCTGAAGCCCGTGGTTTTTGAAGAGCGGGTAAAGTAGAATATCGAGCGGGAATATCTCGCCGCTATCGATGTGATTGCCAACTTGCCAGCAGATGGATCCCTTAGGCGCGAGGAGGCGAACTGCTTCTGCGATGCACGCGGCTTGGTCTTCGACGTACTTGTCCTGCGACGTGCGCTTCTCGTAAGCCTTACCAATGTTGTATGGCGGGGACGTGACTATCAAGCTCATGGACTCGTCCGGCAGACGACGCATGAACTTCAGATTGTCCTCGCAGGCAATCTCGGCGTTACAGTCCCTTTGTAGGCGATGAACGTCGCTGCCACGATCGTCATCTGTATGAAGCACAGCGATGGCGTTATCTTGCATCATAGAAGAAGTCTCGGTGATTTTGGGCCGCAGCGATGCTGTGGCAAGACGTCGATGTGGGCAGCATCGTCATGATATCTGGTGCCACCCATGAAGAGCAACCCTAGATATGGCGCGGGTTAGGGCGCGCGGGGCCATCGAGAGGACACCCAAACATCCTTAACAGCGCCCAAACAGTGAGGAAGCACTCCTGCCGCACGTGATGATGTGGTTTTGCGGAGTGAGAACGAGGCGCGCACCGTACTGAGTTCAGCTGGTGCCATCGTGCTGCCGCGCCCAGTCGGCTGGAAAGGGTTCAAGCAGCCGCCCCAGTGTCACCTCCGGTCCCTGCTTCCCGTCCAGGATCGCCTCGACGATGCGAGGCGCGAGCAGCGTGAGCCGCAGAACGCGGGTCGTGTAGGAGGGCGCTATGCCCTCCCGTTCGGCCAGTTCGGCGATGGTGGCGTATTCGCCCGATTCGAGCATCCGCTTCCATCGGAACGCACGGGCCAGCGCTTTGACCAGCGTGTTGTCAGTCCGCTGCGATTGCGTGGCGCCGTCGGGCAACTGCATCTCTTTCTTCCCGCCACGCTTCACGATCCGGAACGGAACGTGGAGCGTGACCGTGTCGGGGACCGGGGCCCCGCGGGTCATGCCGCTGCTCCGATGCTGCCAGACAGCATCTCGCGCGCGAGCCCTCCGAGGCCGTCCATCCGGAGCCGGACGTTCAATCCGCCTGTGCCGACGTCGACGCGCTCGACCAGCAGCGCCGCGATGCGGGCCTGTTCTGCGGGGAAGAGTTCGTCCCACAGCGGGTCGAGTTGCTGCAGGGCCGCACGGGCGTCGGCCTCGGTGATGTCGTCTGCGTGGGCGCGCGCGGCCTTCCATGTCCCAGCCACGATCTCGGGTTGGCGGAACACGGCGCGCAGCTGGTCGATGACGGCCGCCTCGATCTCACCGGCCGGCACGCGGCCCACCGGGCACGAACCGGCACCATGTTTCAGCACAGTCTGGCTGACGTAGTAACGGTACAGCCGCCCGCCCTTGCGGGTATGCGTCGGCGAGAATGCTGCACCATCGGGGCCGAACAGCAGCCCCTTCAGCAGCGCGGGCGTCTCGGCGCGGGTGCGCGCGGCGCGCTTTCGCGGGCTCTCCTGCAGGATGGCGTGGACGCGATCCCACGTCTCGCGGTCGATGATCGCGTCGTGCTCGCCGGGGTAGCTCTCGCCCTTGTGGACCGCCTCGCCGATGTAGGCGCGGTTGTTCAGCATCCGGTAGAGGTATTTCTTGTCGACCCGGTTGCCGCGGGGCGTGCGGATGCCGCGCTTCGCGACCTCCCGCGCCAGTTCCGTCCCGGAGCCGATCTCGAGGAAGCGGGCGAAGATCCAGCGGACGTGTTCGGCGTGCTCCTCGTCGATCACCAGCTTCCGGTTCTCGACGCGGTAGCCGTAGGGCGGCACCCCGCCCATCCACATGCCCTTCTTCCGACTGGCGGCGACCTTGTCGCGGATGCGCTCGGCCGTAACCTCCCGCTCGAACTGGGCGAAGGACAGCAGGATGTTCAGCGTCAGCCGCCCCATGGAGGTCGTCGTGTTGAACGACTGCGTCACCGAGACGAAAGTTACGCCGTTCCGGTCAAACACCTCGACCAGCTTGGCGAAGTCCGCGAGCGATCGGCTGAGGCGGTCGATCTTGTAGACCACCACCACATCTACCAGCCCGTCCTCGATGTCCTCCAGAAGGCGCTGAAGGCCGGGCCGGTCCAGCGTGCCGCCCGAGATGCCGCCGTCGTCATACTGATCGCGGACCAGCACCCAGCCCTCAGAGCGCTGGCTTGCGATGAACGCCTCGCAGGCCTCACGCTGGGCGTGGAGCGAGTTGAACTCCTGCTCCAGTCCTTCCTCGGAGGACTTGCGCGTGTAGATCGCGCAGCGCAGTTTCCGGACGATCGGTTTCGTCATGTCCGCGCCCTCCGGTTCTTGAGGCCAAAGAACACCCAGCCGTTCCAGTGCGTCCCGGTGATGGCGCGGGCAATGGCGGACAGCGACTTGTAAGGCCGTCCCTGCCATTCGAAGCCGTCCGAAGTGACGGTGACGACATGCTCCACGCCCTGCCATTCGCGGATCAGCCGCGTGCCGGTGATGGGCATCGTGTCGGCGCGGATGCGGCTTTTCTTCCGGTCGCCGCCATCGAGGTCTTCGCCCAGCCGCTCCAGCCGCCGGATCGTCTCGGGCTTCAGCCCGCCATAGGCCAGCTCCTGGATGCGGTATGCCAGCCGGCTTTCCAGGTAGCGGCGGTTGAAGGGTGGCGGTTCGCTGTCGAACAGGTCGCGCCACTGCGCCTTCAACTCCTGCGTCGTGGCGGTCTTCAGCGCGGCCAGGCGCGCGGGGATGGGATCATGGGTCGTCATGCGGTTCTCCGGTGAGTTGGAGTTGCATGACGGCATGCGCTCGCCGGAGAGTGTAGGCGATTTTCTCCAGTATCATCAGAAGGTTCGCCGCGCTCGCGTAGCTGCAACCGGACCAGCCCGAGCGCCAGCAGGCCGCACAGTTCGGCGCGGCGCTCGGCGGGAGTCATCTGGTCGGGTGGTAGAGGATTGGGGCGTTTCATGAAGGGCGGGTCCGTGAGGTCTCGCCCTTCTCCTACTCACCGCATTCGCGAACCGTCCCACGTGGCCGGGACAGGCACGGGTGGAGGCGCCATGGACTCGACTCTCGGTTGTCCCGTCGGGTAGAACATTATCGGAACACAGATCGCGCTCGCGCGGTGACTCGGTAGTATCGCTTCGGCCAATTTCGGCAGCGCATCGCATCGCGCAAGATGAAGCGGATCGCCGGAAGGCGTTCGGGCTTCCGCCCGTCCGCAGGACCTTCAGGACCAAGAGGAGATAATATGCCGAAGAGGATCAGAAATTTCGTCGATCGTGCTTTTTCGAGAACCGTGGATATCGAATTGCTCCACCGACTGCTGAGCCCCTATTTCGGGCAGATCGAATTCGATTGGAATGAGCTTCCCGACGATGACAAGAAACGCCGCGAGGCGATCTTCAACCTCTTCGCGAGGGCAGACACGCGGTTTCCGGCCAAGCTGCAGTTCGCCCTCTACAACATTTCCACCTTGTCGACCGATGCCGGCGCCCGGATCATCCTGGAGATCGCCACGGAGGCCGGGGTCGACGTTCTGGCGCCCCATCGTGTCGAAGGCGGCGACGACGATTTGCGGTTCACCCCTCGCTTCATTGCGCTGGTTACATGGCTTGATCACGGGGCGATCTTCGATCGGGCGCTCAGTGCCGCGGCATTCCTCGCACATTCCTCCAAGCTCGAGCGCGATGCCGACCGCGAGGATGTCGAGCCGCGCCATCACGAGGCCGGTGTTCAGAGCGACTTCACCGAGGCCGTGCGGCGGCATTTCGCGAGCCGCTACAACGGCCACTATTGCGACGTGCGGTGGTTCGAGGAGGAGGATCTGCTGCGCGTCCTGATCCTGCACGGCTCCAAACCGGAGACGAAGAACGTCGACCAGGAGGGAATCGAGGACACGCTGAAGTTCCGCGAAATCGTCCAGTCGACCATCGAGTATGATCCCCGGCAGGGCTCCATCGCCGTCGGCTCGAAATCGGCCGCCGATGCCAAGAAGCTGGTCAAGTTGTTCGGAGAGCATGTCCTGGGAGACAAGGACATTTTCGAGGCGTCGGCGAAGGAGCAGCTCTACACGCTCGAGCCGCTGCAGAAGTTGGGCGCCGCGTTCAGGTTCCACTTCGACCCCGATGGAGATATCACGCATGTCGCCTTGCGTGAGGTGCGCGTCGACGAGGCCCAAATCACGACGACGGGGCGTTTGCGCCGCTCGCCATGGTTCCTCACGCTTGGCGATTCCCAGAATGCCCTCAAGCGTTTGAAGGACGTCGCGTCGGACCTCGACATTGCCGACCTGCGGATTGTGCATGCCAAGGTCGATGTGACCATCGAGATGGACGACGCGGAGGTGGTGGTTCCTGTCACCATCCGGCCGCCGCGCACCGTCAGCATGCGCGACCATTCCCACGAACGGCTCATTCTCGAGATGCTGGAAGACAATGACATTCGCAAACGCCGCAGAACTGGTCAGGCTGCTGCTGCGGCAGAGTGATCGTCATCCGATCCGCGCCGTCGGCGCTGCCGACCTGAAGCACTACGAGCCCGGTATCGTCCGCTCGCTTCGCAACCGCGGGATCCTCGTGGAGCGGGAGGACCTGCGCGACGACGGCGCTGTGGTCTTCCATGTCGTCGATGATGGGCTGGTCGTCGTCGATCCGGAAACCAGCGAGTGCGAACGCTACGAAGATGCGCTGGATGTCCAGACCTTCGACATCGACATCGCCGCGCTCTGCCGTGCGATCCGCGAGCAGTCGGGGCTGGGCGGGCCCGGCCCAGCGGCGCTCTCGGCCCGGGTCTGGCGGCTCGGCAGGCATGAGGGCCACGGTCGCGCTGCAGAGATCTGCCTCGTGCGGCGGTTGCGCGAGGACGCCGCACAGGAGATCGTTGATCACGTGCGCGGCGCCATCGACGGCGAATCCCCCGTCGCCCTCATCAGTCTCGGCAGTTGCGATCTGCCCACGGCAGTAGCCCGTCAGCTCGAGGCTCTGCGCATGACGGTGGCCCGTGCCGAGGACCTGCTCCGCGACGATCCAGATCTTCCCTTCGCGCTCGATCTCGGCCGGATCCGTGTGCCTACGGGATCGCAAGCGTCGGATGCACGCCTCCAGATCGACCGTATCGGTCGCCGTGTGATCTTCGAAGGCATCGAACTCGGCGTCGAGCCGCGGGACTTCGACGCGTTCGTAATGCTCGCGGAGGAGGCCGTGGCTGCCGGCGGCTGGGTGCCGAAGGACAGTCTCTCGGCCACGCTGCAGGCCAGCACGGGACGGGAGAGCAATCCCGAACAGGTCGACCGCTGCATGAACAGGCTACGCGATGCCTTCCGGAGGAACACGCGTCTGACTGCGGTTCCGGACAACGGGTTCATCGAGCGGAAGTCCAAGGTCGGCGCTCGTCTCACCCTCTCGCCGTCCGAGATCGCGTTCATAGCGTAGACCCTTTCTCCGGCGCCGGGAGGTTTTCGGGAGGTTTTCAGGAGAAGTCCGAGAGATAAACGATTTCAGCATGTTGCACGGTCGGGTCGTGAACGGAAACGACCAGGATCGAACGACATGCACCCACCGATTTCCCCCTCCGACCTTGCCACGCTGATCGACGAGACAGACGTTGCGGCGCGGCGTCTGCACCGTAAGCTGGCGCTCCCTGCCGCCGACCTCGATGATCTCCGCCAGGACCTCCTGATCGATCTGATCTGTCGGCTGCCGGGCTTCGACAAGCGCCGCGGCGCCATCGGCGCCTTCGCCAACATCGTGCTGCGCAACCAGTGCTCGCGCCTCGCGATCCGGCACCACCGGCAGCGCCGAGCGCAGGGCGGCACGATGCTTTCCCTCGACGCGCCTATCGCCGGCTCGGTCGAACCGCTGGGCTGCATCTTGGCGGAATCGGATGGGCTGACCGCCTGGCACGGCCAGGACCGCGATCCGCAGGCGGACATCCAGACCCGCGAGGCTGTGCAGTCCGCACTGGCGCGGTTGCCCGAGGCCGACCGCCGGTTCTGCTGCGCGCTCGCCCATCGGTCCGTGACGGCGCTGGCCTCCGAGGGCTTCGGCAGCCGCTCGGCGCTCTACCGGCGCCTCGCCGATCTCCGTCACGTCCTTACCGCCTACGGGCTCGGTCCCTCCTGGGACGATCTCGCTGCGGCGTGAGTAGAGGCGAAAGGAGGAGATCATGTTCATGGGCAACACCCCCTTCATCACCGTCCGCGCCAGCCGCCCGCTGAGCGAGATCGAGTTCTGCGCGTGGGTGGCGCAGGCCGCGCCCGGCGACCGGCTCGAATACCATCGCGGTTTCCTCGTGCTCGACATCTTCCCGATGCTCGGCCGCCTCGCGGACCGCGAGCGGGAGGAACTGTCGCGGCTCGGATCGCGCGCCTTCTGGGCCGCCGAGCAGGGCCTCGTCCACCTCGTGCAGGAGCGCGTGGGCCCCGACCGCTTCGCCTACATCGCCGTCGCGCGCCCGAAGCCCAAGCATGCCGCCGCTTCGCTGTCGGCGCGGCTGCTCGAGGAGCAGGCGGCGTGACCTCCCACATCCAGACCCCATTCGCCGATCACGGAGACCCGTTCATGCCCTGGCCGAACAACAGCCCCACGCCCGAAGACCTGCCGGGCATCCCCGACGCCGAACTCGCGCAGTTTCCCGTCGAACTGCTCGCCATCCTGCAGCGCGAGACCGAGGAGGCGCTAATGCGCGCCAGGGCGGCGAAAGCCCGGCTCGATGCCGCGCTGACCGTCCGATACGCCACCCGCGCCGCCGAAGAACGGCAGGTCCGCGCCAAGGACACCGGCACCGTCCGCTTCGACGACGGCGATTTCACCGTGGTGGCCGATCTGCCGAAACGGGTGGATTGGGACCAGGACCGGCTCAGCGAAATCGTCGAGCGCATCCGGGCCTCGGGCGACGACCCCGCCCAGTATGTCGACATCGCCATCAAGGTGCCCGAGCGCAAATACGCCGCCTGGCCCGACAACATCCGGGCGGTGTTCGAGCCCGCCCGGACCGTGCGCACCGGCGCGCTGAAGGTCGAGCTTCTGCCGCAGGGAGGCGCGGCATGAGCCTCCGGATCGTCACCGCCGACGAGCGGCTGCGCGAGGCGCAGGGCAAGACCACTATGGCGCTGTTCGGTCCGAGCGGCGCCGGCAAGACCACGCTGCTGAAGACGCTGCCGGCCGAGGAGACCGTCTGCCTCGATCTCGAAGCCGGGCTGAAGTCGGTGCAGGACTGGCGCGGCGACAGCCTGCCGATCCGCCGCTTCGCCGACGCTGTGGACATCGCCTGTCTGATCGGCGGCGCAAACCCCGCGGCCCAGCCCGACGAGCATTTCTCGGAGGCGCACCATGCGCATCTCCGCGGACAGCACCCGGAACTCGCTGCACGGCTCGACGCCAAGCGCATCGTGTTCGTCGACAGCATCACCGACCTCACGCGCCAGGCAATGGCCTGGGCCAAGACCCGGCCCGAAGCGATGTCGGAGCGCACGGGCAAGCCGGACACGCGCGGCGCCTACGGGCTGCTCGCTCGCGAGGTGATCGGGCTCCTCAAGCACCTCCAGCACGCGCCCGGCCGCACCGTGATCTTCGTCGGCATTCTCGAGCGGATCACCGACGAGATGAACCGGACGATCTGGCAGCCGCAGATGGAGGGCGGGAAGGCCGCGCGCGAGCTGCCCGGCATCGTCGACCAGGTGATGACCCTCGGCCTCTTCAGCCCCGAGACCGGCCCCGATGGCGCCACCGCCTGGCGGCACGACCCCGAGAAGGGCGAGACGCGTCGCCTCGTCTGCCGCTCCGGCAACCCGTGGGGCCTGCCCGCGAAGGACCGCTCGGGACGCCTCGACCTGACCGAGCCGGCCGATCTCGGCGCGCTCCTCTCCAAGATCAACCACGCATCGAAAGGATGAACGAGATGACCTTCGACATGAACGACGTGGCGCCGCAGCAGTCCGGCGACCTGATCCCCGACGGCACCTTCGCCAAGGTGACGATGTCCATCCGCAAGGGCGGCACGGACGGGGCGAGCGAGGTGGACTGCGGCCTCCTGAAGCCCTCGAACCAGCCCGGCAGCGACGTGCTGATGCTCGACGCCGAGTTCACGGTGGCCGAAGGACCGCATGCCCGGCGCAAGTTCTGGCAGAACTTCACCGTGCAGGGCGGCAAGCTCGACGAGCAGGGCCAGTCGATCGGCTGGAAGATCTCCAAGAGCCAGTTCCGGGCCATGATCGACAGCGCGCTCGGCCTGAACCCGGAGGACATGAGCGAGGCGGCCAAGGCCAAGCGCGTCCTGCGCGGGCTCGCCGATCTCGACGGGATCACCTTCGTCGCGAAGATCCAGATCGAGCCGAACCGCAACCCCGCCTACAAGGACGCCAACAAGCTCGACCATGTCGTGCTGCCCACCGCGCCCGAGTGGCAGAAGGTGATGGCCGGCGAGACGGTGCCGGCGCAGCCCTCGAACAAGCCCCGGCCGGCCGCCGCGCCCGCGCAGCCCGCAACCCCCGCCTGGGGCCAGTCGCAGCCCGCCGCGGCCCCGGCCGCGCCCGCGTGGTCGTCGCCGGCCTCCCAGCCTGCCGCCCAACCTGCGCCCGAGCCCGCCGCGCCGAAGGCTGCGGGCGGCCCGGCCTGGCTGAACCCGTGAGCCCGGACGAATGGCAGGCGCATGTCACCACGGAGGCGGCCCTTGCGATGGGGCGCTGGCTCGAGGCGCGGGGGCGGCTCGACCGCCCCATCGCGAGCCTCACCCGGCGCGACCTGGAATGCATGGCCTCGAACGCCATCAGCCGCTTCATTGTGCTGGCCTCCGAGCGCCGAACCGCCGCGCCCGACGAGGAGGAGCGAAGCGCGCTCGACCTCCTGCTCATGGGCTGACCCGGGCCGAACTCTGCCGCCGCGTGCCTTGCGCGCTCTGCGGCCGGGAGGCCCGGGGCTTCGGCTACTGCCACGGCCTGCGCTGGGACCGCCACCCCCATCACCGCTTCTGCTCCATGGCCTGCCTCACGGCGGGTTCGGCCAACGCCAAGAGGAACCACGGCATGATCGACAAGACCGACATGGAAACCCGCGCGATCCGCGACGCGCGCCGCGAGCTGGCCGAGGCGCTGACGGAGATGGGGCTGATGGAGCCCTTCTTCGACCGGCCGGCCGAGGACATCGACCGCCTGATCGAGGCCTGCGTCGACGGATTTCAGGCGTCGATGCAGCGCCAGTCCGACGCCGGCGACGTGCCGTTCTGAGGGGGGCGCGGATGCTGGTCGATCTCAACCACCGCTCAGGCTTCGTCTACGGCCGCGCCGCGGATGCCCCGCCGCCGCTCGGCGCCCGGATCAATACGCTGCTCGATGACGCGCTCGTGGCCGAGCGCGCTGGCCAGCGGCCCCGTGACTATCTCGGCGCCAGCCGGATCGGCGAGCCCTGCGCGCGCCGCCTCGTCTATGAAGTGACCCATACGCCGCCCGATCCCGGCAAGGAGATCGAGGGGCGCAGTCTGCGCATCTTCGCCGCCGGCCATGTCTTCGAGGATCTCTCCATCCGCTGGCTGCGGCTGGCCGGGTTCGACCTGCGCACCCAGACCCGCGAGGGCGGCCAGTTCGGCTTCGAGACTGCGGGCGGCCGGATCCGCGGCCATGTCGACGGCGTCATCGTCGCCGGCCCGGAGGTGGGCATCGCCTGGCCGGTTCTCTGGGAGCACAAGGCGCTGAAGGCGTCATCCTGGTCGGACACCGCGAAGAAGGGCGTCCGGCTCTCAAAGCCCGTCTATTTCGGGCAGATGCAGATCTACATGGCCTACATGGGCCTCGGTTCGGCGCTCTTCACCGCGCTGAACAAGGACAGCTGCGAACTCTACCAAGAGCACGTCCACTTCGAGCCCGCGACCGCGCAGGAACTCTCCGACAAGGCGGTCGCTGTGCTGCGCGCCGCGGATGCGGGCGAGCTGCTGCCGCGGATCGCCACGCGCCCCGACTTCTATCTCTGCCGGTTCTGCCCGTTCTCGGCGCGTTGCTGGGGTGAGCCGCGTCTAGGAAACGCTCCGGTGGAGCGTTTCAGCGGCGAACGGCCGGAGGCCACAGCATGACCGTCACACTTTCCGACATGCAGAGCCGCACCATCGCGGCGATCCGCGACTGGTACGAGACCCGCCGCCACGAGCAGCAGGTGTTCCGCGTGTTCGGCTATGCCGGGACCGGCAAGACCACGACCACCGCGCAGGCGATCGAGGCGCTGGAGCTGGCGCCGATGACTCCCGGCGCCCCGGGCGGCGTGCTCTTCGGCGCCTTCACGGGCAAGGCCGCGCTCGTCATGACGCGCAAGGGCACGCCCGCGCAGACGATCCACAGCCTGATCTACCGCGTCTCCGAGGCGACGCCGGAAGAGATCGAGCGGGTGACCGAGGACCTGGCCGAGTTGCGGCGCGAGCTACCCCGCATGGGGCCGGCCGAGCGCGACTTCGCCATGACCCGGATCGCCCAGCTCGAGATGCGGCTTGAGGACATCCACCAGCCGAAGTTCCTGATCAACGAGCAGTCGATCCTGCGCGACGCGGATCTCCTCGTCCTCGACGAGGTGTCGATGGTGGGCGAGGACCTTGGGCGCGACCTTCTCGCCTTCGGCAAGCCCATCCTGGTGCTGGGCGATCCGGGCCAGCTGCCGCCTGTGAAGGGCGCCGGCTTCTTCACCGAGGCCGCGCCGGACGTGATGCTGACCGAGGTGCACCGGCAGGCCGAGGACAGCGCCATCCTGCGGCTCGCCACGCTCGCGCGGCAGGGCGCGCCGATCCCGATGGGCGCGCATGACGACCACGTCTGGAAGATGTCGCGCTTTGATGTCGGCCCGGCACAGATGCTGCGCGGCGGACAGGTGCTCTGCGGCACCAACGCGACGCGGCGCTGGCTCAACACCGCCATGAAGCGCGCGGCCGGGTTCGAGGCCGACTATCCGACAGGCCACGGCGAGAAGATCATCTGCCTGAAGAACCGCCACGATCTCGGGCTGATCAACGGCATGTTCCTGACGCTGAGCGACGTGCGCCAGGATCCCGACGACGCCTTCGCCTTCAGCGCCATGGTCGAGACCGAGGACGGTGAGACCATCGCTGGACGGCAGAGCTTCTGGCGCGGCGAGTATGCCGACCACATCGCCTACAACCCCGAGCGCGGGCGGCGGGAATGGCAGATCAAGCGCGGCCTCATCGAGAGCAGCTGGGGCTACGCCATCACCTGCCACAAGGCGCAGGGCTTGCAATGGGAGAACGTGGTCGTCTTCGACGATGGCTTCGGTCGCTCGGCGGCCGACAGGAACCGCTGGCTCTACACCGCGATCACGCGGGCCGAGCGGGGGCTGGTGATCCTTGCTTGACCTCAACGACGCCCTCCCGCCCGCAACAGAGGCGCCGCGCTACGATCTCGACCTGATCGTCGAGCGCCTGCGCGAGACCGCCGCGCACTGGGTGCCCGACCTCTTCCCGCGCGGCCGCCGCTCCGGCGACGAGTGGCGGCTCGCCAACATCCGGGGCGACGCGCCACGGAACACCGGCTCCTGCGTCATCACGCTGCGCGGAACGCATGCCGGGGACTGGATCGACTTCGACGGCAACCATGGCGGCGGGCCGATCAGCGCGATCGAGGAAGCGACCGGGCTCGATGGTCGCGCACTGATCGCGCGCGCTGCGGAGATTGCGCGCGTCACCCCCGGCGCGCCCGAGCGGCGGGCGCCAGCAACGCCGCCGACGCCGAGGCGCGACGCCACCCGAGAGGTCGCGCATATCCTGTCGTCGGCCCAGCCGCTCGCGGGGACGCCGGCTGCGAACTACCTCGCGGGACGCGGTCTGGATGTCCCCACTGGGGCTGATCTGCTCTTCCATCCCGACCTGGCGCATTACGAGACGAAGGCTGGCTATCCGGCCCTCGTGGGCCAGGTGCGCGACCGGAATGGCGACGTCATCGGGCTGCATCGGACGTGGCTCGCGGCAGACCCCGACGGCGGCATCCGCAAGGCGCCGCTCGACAAGGCGAAGAAGATGCTGGGCCGCGTGGCCGGTGGCGCCGTGCGGCTCGCGCCCCTCGGCGACGGCGAAAGGCTGGCGCTCTCGGAAGGCATAGAGACCGGCCTCGCGGCCATGACCGCCTGTCCCGATCTGCCGGTCTGGGCCACGCTCTCGACCTCGGGCCTCGAGCAGGTCGAGCTGCCGCCGGCCGCCACGCGCATCGTGATCCTCGCCGACAACGACGCCTCGGGCGCCGGCCTGCGCGCCGCGGATGCCGCTGCGCGACGGCTGCGCGCGCAGGGGCGCGACGTCGCCATCGCCGTGCCGCCCGAAGAAGGCCAGGACTTCAACGACCTCCTGCTGAGCGACGGCCCCGCGGCCGTGGCGCGGGTGATCGCCGCCGCGGAGTCGGTCGTCGAGGCCGAGACGGTGATGCAGATCGGGCAGCACCGCCCGCTCAACTATCAGGGCTCGGGCGACACGGTCCCAACGCTGCGCGCCGACGAGGGCGATCTGGCGCGTGCGAACGAGCAGGTCTGGAGCCTGCTCATGGCCTCGAACCGCTGTCCATGGCTCTTCCGCCTGGCAGGCCAGCCCACATGGGTCGTCCCCGACGACGAGGGCCGGCCCGTCGCCACCGCGCTCAACGAGGAGAAGCTCCGCCACATGCTTGCGCGGCTTGCCCGCTGGGTGCGCGTGAACGCCAAGGGCGAGCCGATCCCGGCGCCGCCGCCTTTGCCAGTGGTCAAGTCGGTCCTCGCCACGCCCGATCCCGCGCTTCCCGTGCTGACTGGCATCGTGAACACGCCGGTCTTCGGCCGGAACGGCACGCTGCTCACCACTCCCGGCTATCATCCTGACGCGCGGCTGCTCTACGTCCCGGCGCCCGGCTTCGCAGTGCCGGACATCCCCGCCAAGCCAACCCCGGCCGAAATCGCCGCGGCGCGCGCGCTGATCTGCGAGGATCTGCTCGGGGACTTCCCCTTCACCGGCGATGCCGAGCGCTCCCACGTCGTGGCGCTCCTGCTGCTGGGCTTCCTGCGCGGCATGATCGACGGGCCCACGCCGCTGCACCTGATCGAGAAGCCCGCGCCCGGCACCGGCGCCACGCTGATGGTCGACGCCATCACGGGCATCCTGACCGGCGCGGGCGCCAGCGTCATGACCGAGGGGCGCGACGACGAGGAATGGCGCAAGCGCGTGACCGCGAAGCTCCGCCAGATTCCCTCCATCGTGCTGATCGACAACCTGCGCACCACGCTTGACAGCTCGGCGGTCGCCGCGGCGCTCACGGCGCCCTTCTGGGAGGACCGCATCCTCGGCCATTCCGAGATGGCGCGCTTGCCGATCCGCTGCCTCTGGATCGCCACCGGCAACAACCCGGAGTTCTCCAACGAGATGGCCCGGCGTCTCGTGCGCATCCGGCTCGATCCGCACACCGACCGCCCCTGGCAGCGCTCCGACTTCCGCCACCCCGACCTGATGGTCTGGGTGCGCGCCAACCGTGCCCGGCTCGTCGCGGCCTGCCTGACGCTCTGCCAAGCGTGGATCGCCGCCGGCCGGCCGCGCGGCGGGCGCAGCATCGGCTCCTTCGAGAACTGGGCGCATGTGCTCGGCGGCGTGCTCGAGGTCGCAGGCATCCCCGGCTTCCTCGGCAATCTCGAGGAGATGATGGAGTCCTCCGACAGCGAGGGCTCCGCTTGGAACGCCTTCATCGGCGCCTGGTGGGACAGGTTCGGCACCGCCGAGGTGACGGCCGCCGAGGTCTACGACATCGCGCTCTTCTGCGATCCGCCGCCGCCGATGAGCGGCGCCAACGAGCGGGCCCGCAAGACGAGCTTCGGGATGTCGATCGGGCGCATGCGGGACCGCGTGTTCCGGCTCGGCGATCTCCGCGTCCGGCTGGTGAAAGCCGGCACGTACCGGCGCGCCACGAAGTGGCAGCTGAAGGTGACCGAGGAGGAAAGATCCTCGGCAGCAGCCCGCCGCAGCGCCGAAGCGTGTGAGGCTCGGGCCGGTGGTGTGAGCCTCGAAAACGAAGGCTCACACGCGCAAGGCCCTGATACCAAACAGAAATGTGAGCCTTGTGAGCCTTGTGAACCTTTTTCCACCCTTACGCGTGCGTGCACGCGCGTGCGCACGAAAGGAGATGCCGGAAAAGGTTCACAACCCTCACAAGGTTCACAAAGCGGCGTCGTTTCAACGGGTTGCGGGTGTGAGCCTTCATGTGAGCCTTCCGCGGCAGGCTCACAGGCCTCACCGCGCCCCGACTGGCTGCGGGAGCTCGACCGATGAGCCTCGCGCGCCGCCCCCATCCCTCCATCGAGCAGCAGACAGGAAAGGAGCCCCCGATGGCCCATGCATCTCTCACCCCATCGCCCGCGATCACGCCTGCCGGCGGCACGCCGGTCCTTCTCGCCCTCGACCTTGGCACGACCACGGGCTGGGCGCTCCGCGCCGCGGACGGGCTGATCACCAGCGGCACGGTGTCGTTCCGGCCGAGTCGCTATGACGGCGGCGGCATGCGCTATGTCCGTTTCCGCGCCTGGCTGGAGCGTCTGGCCACGGATGCCGGGCCCATCGGCGCGATCCACTTCGAGGAGGTGCGCCGGCATGTGGGGACGGACGCGGCGCATGTCTTCGGTGGCCTGCTCGCCACCCTGACCGCATGGGCCGAGACGGCTGGGGTGCCCTATCAGGGCGTCCCGGTGGGCACGATCAAGCGCCACGCAACCGACAAGGGGAACGCGCCGAAGGAGGCGATGATCGCGGCGGCCCGCGCCCGGGGCTTCAGCCCCGCGGATGACAACGAGGCTGACGCCATTGCCATCCTGTTCTGGGCGATCGAGACGGCGGGAGGCGTGGCATGAGCAGGATGCGCTACACGCCAAAGGGCTATGGCGGCCGCCGCCGCGACCCGGAGCAGGTCAAACGCGAGGGCTGGCACGAGCAGCGGATGCTGGCGGTCTCGCTGGACGACCAGCGTCTCACCTGGCCGGAGCGAGAGTTGATCCGCCAGCTCGGGGACAAGCTCTACGGCAAGCCGCCCGCGGTTCGGGAGGTGCGCCATGACTGACTGGACCACCGCGCAGCTGCAGGACCGTCTCGAACTCGCGGCCGACGTCTTCGCCCAGATGCCCGCGGTGAAGCCGCAAGGCTACTTCAACGCCTGGCCCGAGTACTTCCACAGCTTCGCCGATCAGGTCGGCCAGGAGCCGCAGATGCGCCGGCCCCGGCCGAGCCCACGCCAGATCACCGAGGCCGAGGAGGCGATGCTGTGGCTGCGCTGGCTCGAGAAGGACGATGCACGCCTCGTCTGGCTGCGCGCCAACCGGACGCCGTGGAAGCCCATCTGCTGGGAGTTGGGCATCAGCCGCGCCACGGCGAACCGGCGCTGGCAGTACGGTATCGCCGTGATCGTGTGGCGGCTGAATGGAAAGCGCGTGCCCCGGAATAGGTCGATGGCCCACGTGGTTGATGGCGCTCCAGGCGGTGCCCGCCAACAATAACTTTGGCCGCCGTTCTAGTAGTCGAAGATATCGTCGAGATCGGAGTAGAAACCGTATTTTGGAGCTTCCACATTCTCGAGGCCGAAAGTGTAGAAGTGCTTTCGGGCGGCGCGCCAGCCGCGAACGAGGCTGGGCATTCTCGCTTCTGGCTTTGGGTCACCCCTCCACGCAGCGGGATCCAACCATTCGCCGGTTGCGAGCTGCCGATTTGAAGGTGTTGGGCAGTTCAAACCGTACTTCGAAGACAGGATGTGGTTGCGGGTTCGCGTGGCGCGACGAACCATGCTCAGTATCCAGCCATCCATTTGCTTCAGCGGGGCGGGGTCGTCGAGCAGGCAATAGAAACCCATCAATCCTTTCATCTTCGGAAGACGCTTCCCCTGGTGGATGAAGGCCTCAATCTCTGCTTCCGCCAGTCCGCCGTAGAGCGAGCGCCGTAATTCATAGATCAGGCCGAGCAGATCCCAGTCATAAACCGGGGCACTGGTGCTGCACCTACTCTTGTCAAAACCCGCAGCCAGATACTGGATGAGATAGATGTTCGCCAATCGCGAAACACGCGTCTTGAGCCGTTTGATGGTCTTCTCGGGAACGGTCAGTCCAGCGGGCGCGAACCGATAGCCAAGGTAGTCGAAGTGTGGGAGTGTCCTAACCTCCTGCGCTCTTTCCGAAATCACGGCAATACCAGGCGACTTCTCGGAGTTCACCTTGAGACCGCTGATCCTGCAATGGTCGAAGAAGCACTTCTCGATCAATTGGGCCTGCGAATAGTCGGAACAGAGTGCCACGACGTCGTCCGCAAATCGCACAAACCGTCCGGCCGCTGCGGTCAGTTCGACATCGAGGTCGTGGTTGGCGAGGTTCGCCAAGAGCAGCGACACGGATGATCCCTGCGGAGTACCCTTGTGTCTTCGTTGAAATTTACCCGTTCCATATTGAGCATGGTCCGCAAACTGGTGGTGCATGAAACGCTCGAAGATATGCCGCTCGTGCGGCGTAAGGCTAACTTGCCCCGAATCCGCAACCTTTCCCTTGAGATAGCCTGCGGGAATATTGTCGAAGTACTTCTCGAAATCGATCTGGACGGCAAAGAGCTTCCCGCGGTGGTCGAACTCACGGAGCGCGAGAATGGCATCGAAAACGTTCTTGTCAGGGTGATAAGCGAAGGACGCAGGAGACAGTCGTTTCAGATTTCTGTCACGCGCTCGCCGGAGCACCACGTTGGCCAACGCGGCGTCGGGGATCGCGAAAGCCATCACCTCACGCTTGGAGCCGTCAGGTTTCGGGATCTGGTAGCAGACGGCCGGAATGGGTTCGTAACAGTTGTTCAGCACCTTGTGCCAAATGGTCTTGGCAAGGAAGTTCGCGTTCCTCGAGCAGTACTTCGGGTCGAAATGCTTTGAAATTGGAGCCTTCGGTTTCCTCGAGGAAGGACCTGCTGGGAGCCCGGTACGTTTCGTGAAGCGCTGCTGATACTGCGCTTCGAGTTTCTTCGACTTCTCTTCCTTTTCAAACGCTCGCTTCGCAAGCCTTTTGATTTCAGCCTTAATCGCGTTCTGCATCAATCTTCCCGGCTAGGTCGGCGGCGAGGGCGGAGAGTCAGGGAGTCCGACAAGAAGATCGATCCCATCGTCGCGCTCATCTCTGCTGTCTTGGACAGGAAATTTGCACGCCATCAGCGACACGGTCGCCCGGTACTTTGCCCTCGCCGCCTCGGCTACTACGCCAGTACAGCAAGGGTTAACTGCCGATCGAAGCAGCGTCAACGTCGAGAGGATTGCGCGGTGCGATTTTTGACAGACCTGTCAAGGCCGTATGGCTCTGTGAGACAAATTCTTGCGAGACACCGGACGGCGAGACGGATCGCACTTCTGAAGGTATCCATGACGATATACTCGGGGTCGTGCGCTCGGGCGAACCGACGCTGATCTCGAGGTGGCCACCGGGGCTGGCTTCCGGGGTCCAGTCGGGGTCCATACCGCCAACCCATTGAATTCAATGGTTCCTTCCTGGCGACTATGTATGCTGGCGGGCTTGGCGCGATAATTCGCCAGCGACAGGGTCGAATTTTTGGGAAGCCACCCGGACCCCGGATCCACCCGAACCCCGCGCAAAACCCAATGAACGCTGGCCTCTGGGCCGGATGCCCCGGACGTCGCTGGACCCCGCCTGGAGTCCAGCGCGGCATCCGGAGTCCGGACTCCGGCCGGCATCCACCTCATCGACGGAAACCACCCGCCCATGACGCTGAGCTTCGCCCCCGAGCGGATCGAGACCTGGCCGCTGGCCAAGCTCCAGCCCTACGCGAAGAACGCGAAGGTGCATGGCGCGGACCAGGTGGCGAAGATCGCCGCCAGCATGGCTGAGTTCGGCTGGACCGTGCCCTGCCTTGTCGGCGAGGACGGCGAGCTGATCGCGGGCCACGGGCGCGTCCTGGCTGCGACGCAGCTCGGGCTGACCGAGGCGCCGGTGATCGTGCTGGGCCATCTGACCGAGGCGCAGCGCCGCGCCTACCGGATCGCGGATAACAAGCTCACGGAACTCGGCAGCTGGGACGAGGCGCTGCTCTCGGCCGAGCTGCAGGACCTGCTCGCGGACGACTACGACCTGTCGCTGGTCGGGTTCTCGGACGGCGAGCTGGACAAGCTGCTGGCCTTCGATCCGGACGGGGGCGGTGAAGAAGAAGGTGGCGCCGGGGGCTCCGTGCCGCCGGTGACCATCCCCGAACCGCCGCGCAACCCGGCGTCGCGCACCGGCGATCTGTGGATCCTCGGCGACCACCGCCTCCTCTGCGGGGACTCGACCTCGCATGACGACGTACGTCGCCTGATGAACGGCGAGCGGGCGGTGCTCTTCGCGACCGACCCGCCATACCTCGTCGACTACGACGGTTCGAACCATCCGACCCGGAACAAGGACTGGAGCCAGTCCTACGGCGTCACCTGGGACGACAGTTCGCAGGGCGCGGAGCTCTACGACGGCTTCATCTCGGCGGCCGTGGCGGAAGCCATCGCCGAGGATGCCGCCTGGTACAGCTGGCACGCCTCGCGCCGCCAGGCGATGCTGGAGGCTTGCTGGGAGAAGGCGGGCGCCTTCGTCCATCAACAGATCATCTGGGTGAAGGACCGGGGTGTCCTCACCCGGTCGCATTACCTGTGGAAGCACGAACCTTGCTTCATGGGCTGGCGTCGCCCGAACCGGCCGCCGAAAGTCGCCGAGCAGACGCTGCCCTCGACCTGGGTGATGCCCAGCTTCGCCAAGGACGAGCGCCCGGACCACCCGACGCCGAAACCGCTCGATGCATTCGGCATCCCGATGCGCCAGCACGTGGCGCGCGGCGGCCTCTGCTACGAGCCGTTCTCGGGATCGGGCTCGCAGATCATGGCGGGTGAGGCCAATGGCCGGCGCGTCTTCGCGATGGAGATCAGCCCAGCCTATGTCGATGTCGCCGTCGAGCGCTGGCAGGCCGGGACCGGCCGCGAGGCGATCTTGGACGGCGATGGCCGGACCTTCGCCGAGGTGAAGGCCGAGCGGCTGGGCGAGCCCCCGGCGGCGGCCGAGGGGGCCCACGCGGCCTGACGACGTGGATGGCGTGGCTCTATTTTCCTCCGGCCTGCCTGCCGGGGACGACGACGCGTGCCTCTTCGGCCTCTCGCTCTGCTCCGGCGCCGGTGGCCTCGACCTCGGGCTGCACCTCGCGCTCCCCGGATATCGCACTGTGGGTCATGTCGAGCGGGACGCCTACGCCGCGGCCATCCTCGTGGCGCGGATGGAAGACGCGGCCCTGGATCCGGCGCCTGTCTGGGACGACGTTGCCACCTTCGACGGCCGCCCTTGGCGCGGCGCGGTGGATATCGTCACTGCGGGCTATCCGTGCCAGCCGTTCTCCGTCGCTGGCAAGCGCCGGGGCGCGGACGACCCGCGCCACCTCTGGCCCCATGTCGCCCGGATCGTCGGCGAGATCGATCCGCCCTTCGTGTTCCTCGAGAATGTCGCCCATCATCTCCGCCTCGGCTTCCCCGAAGTCGCCGGCGGACTGGTCGGCATGGGCTACAAGCTTGCGGCAGGCCTCTTTACGGCGGCGGAAGTCGGCGCGCCCCACAAGCGCGAGCGGCTCTTCATCCTCGCCCACCGCGAGCGCGACCACCTGGCCGACCCCTCGCGCCTGCTCGGGGACGCGCTCGAGTGGCGGGAACCGGACGGAGATGATGCGTCTCTGGCCGACGCCGCTGGCCGGCGACAGCAAGGGGACGCGGAACCGGACGAGCCATCGCAGCGCGACGGCGCGCCCGCGCAACGACGGGTCCACGCTCTGCGACGCGACGCGGATGTGGATGACGCCGACGGCGCGGGATCACAAGGATGGCGCGACGAGCCTCGCGAACACGCCGGTGAACGGGCTGCTTGGCCGCCAGGTCCTGGTGACGCCGATGGCTGGCGAGAATTCCTGCGACACGCCCCGGACCTTGAACCCAGCCTTCGTCGAGGCGCTGATGGGCTGGCCCACCGGGTGGACCGGCTTCGGCTCTGTGGCAACGGCGTGGTCCCGCTGGTCGCAGCGCATGCGCTCCGAACTCTCGCTGCTCAACTGTTGGCCGATGGATGAGGACGTGGCATGAAGCAGAGCCGGGGCATGTCGCTGGTCGAGGCCGCCGCCAACGTGGCGGTCGGCTATGGCGTTGCGGTGGTGACGCAGATCCTGATCTTCCCTGTCTTCGGGCTGCACACGACGCTGGCGCAGAACCTGAAGATGGGCGCGGTGTTCACGGTGGTGAGCATTGCGAGATCCTATCTTCTGCGACGACTGTTCGAAGCGATCCGGGTCGCGTCGAGGAACGACCGAGCCACCTAGCGGGGAGCCGACGGTCAGTTTCGAAGTTGTCGCTATCCCGTTCATATCCTATGGTTTCTCGAAGTGTAGGATGGGCATGAGGAACAGTTTCCCGTCCAGGCCAATCGACGGGATCGAGATCTTGAAGGATACAGACGACCAGACGCCGAATACCGACACCTTGCCGGATGGCCTTGAGGCCCTGCGGCGGGAACTGAGCTTGTCGGACGTGATGGGTCTGATCGAGCGCACCGCGCAATGGGTCGACCTGAAGACGTTCAGGTATCTTCCAGTCTGGTACCCGGAGCATGCGCGACGTGCGCTGTTCTACAAAGCCAACTGGTCCGAGCCGCAGATGAACCGAAACCGCCAGACCGGTGTCACTATCCACAAGTCCGAAGGAAACGTGCATGCGAACAAGGCGCTGACGCTTGCCCTCGGCCTTCGGGCCGGAGAACGGCCAAACTGGTCGTGCTGCCATATCTGGGGCATCGACGACGCCTTCTACCAGGTCAGCAACGCAGTGGTTCAGGACCGACGCTTCTTCTCCTGCGTCGCGAACATGGTTCTGCTGCCGACGCCCTTGAAGGCGTTCACGGACGTCATGACCGACGTAAAGATGATGCTTCGCGTCTGTGCGCTGCACCTCTACGGCTGGTCCTGCGACCACGACGACGTAGCGGACATCGCGGGTCAGGTTGCCGACTGGGCGAATTGGGACGCCTATCCGGAGAGCTGGCCCAAACCGGGTCGGACGACGCTCCCGCTGGGCACGGCCAAGTTCTCGCCTCGGGTCAAGGCGGCGGCAGACCGCAGGAAGGCCGCAATTCGTAAGGATCTGGCATCCGCTGGTCCGCACTATCCGCGGGAAGAGGTCCGCAAGGTGTTCGATTACTGGAACATCTCGCTCTGAGAGAAGGAAGCCGCCGCCCCAAGCGGGACGGCGGCATCGGGCCGTGGTGTTCTGCGGCTCTAGTCGCTGGGCAGGCTGTAGACCCGACCGCGGCCCTCGACCTTCTCCGAGGTGACTTCGAGTCCGAGCTTCTTCTTGAGCGCGCCGGCGAAGGCGCCTCGGACCGTGTGCGGCTGCCAGCCCGTTGCGGCCACGATCTCGTCGATGGTCGCGCCGCCGTCGGCGCGGAGCATTTCGATCAGCTTCGCCTGCTTCGTGCCCGTGCGCGGCGTGCGCGCCTTGGGCGCGCGGTCGTCCCCGGCGGGGGTGTCTAGCGGGGGCTCTGCACTCGGCGCCTCGTCGGCGCCCGTGGGCGCGCTGTCGCCGCTCTCCGGCTCGACCCCGATGGCGGCGAGGCCCGCGTCCGTGATGTGCAGGAGGATGGCCCGCCCGTCCTCATCGTTGCGCCAGACGCGGTTGAGCGCGGCGTCGGCCTTGGCCCGGCTGTCGGTGATGGTCTCGGCGATCAGTCCTCGGGAGAGCAGCGCGCCGACCACCTTGGTGGCGGCGCCGCCGCGGAGCGAGCCGGGGAGCGGCAGAACGTTGCGGTCCTCGTTCTGGGCAGCGCGTGACAGGATGATCGTCTGGGTGTCGGAAAGCTTGGTCATGGGGTCGTCTCCATATTCGGGCCCGCGACATGCGGCGCCTTCTACGACCCCGAGCCGCGCAGTGCGCGCGGCGGGAGTTCCGGCAGTGCCGGAGATCAGCGGGCGTGTTCGCCCTCGCCGAAGGCGCTGTCGGTGATGCGCTTCAGGAGGCTCGCGTAGTGTTCGAGGGTGCCGACATGGCCCCAGTCCACGTCGTCGGGATGGCAGTTGAAATGGTCGTCGCTGAGCGCCTGCAGGCGGGCGAGCATCGCGTCGATCTCGGCCTTCTTACCGATGAAGGCGCTCAGCGCGGCTTCCTTGTTGCGCCGGGCCTTCTCGGCGCGGAGTTCGTGGCGCGGGGTGGTGATCGGGTTCAGGCGAGTCGTCATCGTTGTGGCTCCGTGGTGAGTTGCATCGTCCTTGTGGGAGGGACGTTCGCTCTGTCGCGGAGGCTTATCAACTCGATAAGCACCTGACTTTGAATGATAATCGGGGCTGGCGATGCAGGGCATGAGCGAGCGCCAGTACGCTGCCCATGTCGGGCTGTCGCGCGGCGCGATCCAGAAGGCGAAGGCCGCCGGCCGACTGGTCATGAACGAGGATGGTAGCATCGACGCCGCGGCCTCGGACCGGCTGCGCGCGGAAGCGACCGATCCGTCGAAGACCAGGAAGGCGCCGAAGGAGCCGAAGCTCAAGCCCGTGCCCGAGGCGGCTGTCTCGGCCGTCGGCGACACGCTGCGGGAACAGGGCATGGCCGCGCCGGTCACCGGCGGCGGCACGACCTTCCTGCAGGCGAAGACGGCGCACGAGGTGCTGAAGGCGCAGGAGCGGCGCATCCGGCTCGCGAAGCTGAAGGGCGAACTGGTCGACCGCGACCGCGCCACGGCGCTGGTCTTCCGGCTCGCGCGCGAGGAACGCGACGCGTGGGTCAACTGGCCGGCGCGGGTGGCTGCGCTGATGGCGGCGGAGTTGGAAACGGAGACGGCGGCCATGCAGAAGGTTCTGGAGGCCCATGTCCGCGCCCATCTCGAGGAACTCGCCCAGCCCCGGATTGCCCTCTGAGGATATCGCGGCCTTCGATGGGGCGGAGGCGCTGCTCCGGGCTTGGGGCCGCGGCCTCACGCCCGATCCCTGGCTGACCGTCTCGGAATGGTCTGACACGCACCGCTGGCTGAGCTCGCGCGCGAGCGCCGAGCCCGGCCGGTACCGCACCGAGCGCACGCCCTACATGCGCGCGATCATGGACGCGCTCTCGCCCGGCGATCCGACGCAGCGGGTGGTGTTCATGAAGGCCGCGCAGGTCGGCGCGACCGAGGCGGGCAACAACTGGATCGGCTTCGTGATCCACCACGCGCCGGGGCCGATGCTCGCCGTCCAGCCGACGGTGGAACTGGCCAAGCGAAACTCGCGCCAGCGGATCGACCCGCTGATCGAGGAGAGCCCGGCGCTGAAAGAGCGTGTCCGCCCGGCGCGGGCGCGCGACAGCGGCAATACGCAGCTGTCGAAGGATTTTCCCGGCGGCGTCCTGGTGATGACCGGCGCCAACTCGGCCGTGGGCCTGCGCTCGATGCCCGCGCGCTACGTCTTCCTCGACGAGGTCGACGCCTATCCGGCCTCGGCAGACGAGGAAGGCGACCCGGTCGGGCTCGCTGAGGCGCGCTCGCTGACCTTCGCGCACCGGCGGAAGGTGTTCCTGGTCTCGACGCCGACGATCCGCGGCGTCAGCCGGATCGAGCGGGAATACGAGGCGAGCGACCAGCGGCGCTTCTTCGTGCCGTGCCCGCATTGCGACACGATCCAGTGGCTGCGGTTCGAGCGGCTGCGCTGGGAGAAGGGCAAACCGGAGACGGTGGCGTACCACTGCGATTCCTGCGAGGAGCAGATCGAGGAACACCACAAGCCGGCGATGCTGGCCGCGGGCGAATGGCGGGCGACCGCAGAGCCTCGCGACGCGCGGGCGGTGGGGTTTCATCTCTCGGCGCTCTATTCGCCGCCGGGGTGGAAGAGCTGGGCCGACATCGCGCGCGACAAGGAGACGGCGGCGGGGTCGGACGAGGCCGAGCGGGTGTTCCGCAATACCGTTCTCGGCGAGACCTGGACCGAGACCGGCGATGCGCCGGACTGGCAGCGGATCGCCGAGCGGCGCGAGGACTGGCCGGCGGGGACCGTTCCCGCGGGTGGGCTGTTCCTGACCGCCGGCGCGGACGTGCAGAAGGACCGGATCGAGGTCGATGTCTGGGCCTGGGGCCGTGGGCTGGAAAGCTGGCTGGTCGATCACGTCGTGATCGAGGGCGGCCCGGCGCGCCCCGAGGCGTGGGAGGCGCTGACCGATCTGCTCGGCCGCGGCTGGCGACATGCCGGCGGCGCGGAGTTGGGCCTTGCAAGGCTCGCCATCGACTCGGGCTACGAGACGGCCGCGGTCTATGGCTGGGCACGTTCGGTCGGCTTCGCGCAGGTGGCGCCGGTGAAGGGACTCGAGGGCTTCAACCGTTCGAGCCCGGTGTCGGGGCCGACCTTTGTCGACGCGACCGCGGGCGGCAAACGCCTGCGCCGGGGCGCGCGGCTCTGGACCGTGGCCACCTCGACCTTCAAGGCCGAGACCTATCGCTTTCTGCGGCTGGCCCGGCCGACCGCGGAAGAGCTGGAGGAAGGCGCTGCGTTCCCGCCTGGCACGGTGCATCTGCCCGGCTGGGCGGACACCGAGTGGATCCGGCAGCTGACGGCCGAGCAGCTGGTGACGGTGCGCAACCGCCGCGGCTTCGCCAAGCTCGAATGGCAGAAGCTCCGCGAGCGCAACGAGGCGCTGGACTGCCGGGTCTATGCCCGCGCCGCCGCCTGGATCGCGGGCGCGGATCGCTGGCCCGAGGCGACATGGGCCGATCTGGAAGCGCAGCTGGGCGTGCCGAGCGGGATGGACAGTCCGGCCGGTCTGATCGGGCGGCCCGAAGCGGGCCCGCAAGGCAAGCGCCGCTCCGACTGGCTCGGGCGGCGGGAAGGATGGTTCTGAACATGGCGGACTGGACGGAAGCGGAGCTCGCGGCGCTCAGGCGCGCCTATGCGAGCGGCACGACGCGCGTCAGCTATGACGGCAAGACCGTGGACTACGGCTCGGCCGAGGATCTGCTCGGGCGCATCCGCACCATCGAGCGCCAGATCGCCGGGACCACGGCGCGGCCCATCGCGGGCTTCGCCGGCTTCTCGCGCGGGGATCGCTGATGGTCTCGTGGCTCGACAGGGCCATCGCGAGCGTCGCCCCGCGCACGGCCACGCGTCGCGTACTGGCGCGGCAGGCTTTCGAAGGGCTCGCCCGCTCCTACGAGGGTGCGGCGCGCGGCCGACGCACCGATGGCTGGCATGCGCCGGGATCGTCGGCCGACGCCGAGATCGGCCGTGCCGGGGCGCTGCTGCGGGACCGGATGCGGGACCTGGTTCGGAACAACCCGCATGCCGCGAAAGCGGTCTCGGTGCTCGTGAACAACATCGTCGGCGCGGGCATCATGCCGCGCGCCGCGAGCGGCGACGCCGCCCTCGACCGCGAGGTGGACCGGCTCTTTGAGATCTGGGCGCGGGGCTGCGATGCGGACGGGCAACTCGACTTCTACGGGCTGCAGACCCTCGCCTGCCGCGAGATGGTGGAGGCCGGCGAGGTGCTGGTCCGCCGCCGCCCCCGCCGCCCCGGCGACGGAATCATGCCGCCCGTCCAGCTGCAGCTGCTGGAGGCCGACTTTCTCGACGCGACCCGCAACGGCGCGCTCGGCGCGGGCCAGGCGGTGCAGGGCATCGAGTTCGACGCGCTCGGCCGGCGCCGGGCCTATTGGCTCTTTGGCGCGCATCCGGGCGACGCGAGCCTCAGTCTGACCGGCGGTCTCACCAGCCGGGCGGTGCCCGCGACCGAGATCGCCCATGTCTACGAGAAGCAGCGCACGCAGGCGCGGGGCGTGCCCTGGGGCGCGCCGGTCATCCGTGCCTTGCGCGATCTCGACGACTACGAGGTGGCGGAGATCGTGCGGAAGAAGACCGAGGCCTGCGTCACCGCCATCGTCTTCGGCGACGAGGAGGCGCAGCAGGGCATCGCGCCCGCGGTGGTCGACGCTGACGGCAACCGCGTCGAGCAGTTCGAGCCGGGCCTCATCGCCTATGCCCGCGGGGGCAAGGACATCCGGTTCAACCAGCCGGCGGCCACCGGGGGCTATGGCGAATACAAGCGGGCAAGCCTGCACACGATCTCTGCCGGCTTCCGGGTGCCCTACGAGCTGCTGACCGGCGATCTCAGCCAAGTGAACTACTCGTCGATCCGCGCCGGCCTCGTGGAGTTCCGCCGAATGATCGACGCGGTGCAGTGGCAGCTCTTCATCCCGATGTTCTGCGCGCCCGTCTGGCGCTGGTTCACCGAGGCCGCATGGGCGGCAGGCCAGATCCCAACGCCAGACGTACCGGTCGAATGGTCGCCGCCGAAGTTCGAGGCTGTCGATCCGCAGAAGGACGCCATGGCGAACCTCTTGTCGATCCGCTCTGGCACCATGACGCTTGCAGAGGTGATCGCGCGACAGGGGCGCAACCCCGACGCCGTGCTGGCCGAGATCGCCGCCACGAATGCCAAGCTCGACGATCTTGGTCTGGTGCTCGACAGCGATCCACGGCGTGTCACCAAGACCGGCAGCACGCAGACAAGCGACCCGACAAACGAACCGGCCGACGACGAGCCCACCGCCGATCCGGAAACCGACCCGGCACAGGCCGAGCCCGACCAACAGGACTGACCCATATGGACACGATGATCGAAATCCCGGCCTTGCGCCGGATGGCGGAGCTTGCGCCGAACTCAGCCGATATCGACGCTCGCACCGTCGAGGTGATCTGGTCGGCGGGTGCACGGGTCCGCCGGTCGACCCTGTTCGGGGAACCCTATGACGAGGAACTGAGCCTCGAGCCAGACCATGTGCGGCTCGACCGTCTGAACGCCGGCGCGCCGTTTCTGAAGGTGCATGAGGTCGACACGCTGGATGCCGTTATTGGCTCGGTCGTTCCCGGCTCGGCCCGCATCGAAAACGGTCGCGGCGTTGCGCAGGTGCGCATCTCTGAACGCGCCGATGTTGAGCCGATCTGGCGTGACATCCAAGCGGGCCACATCCGTGCCGTGTCAATCGGCTACCAGGTTCACCGCTTCGAGGTGTCGAAACCAGAGGCCGCCCGCGAGCTTTGGCGCGCGGTGGATTGGACGCCCTTCGAGGTCTCCGCCGTGCCCGTTGGCGCGGACCCCGCCGCGGGCTTTCGCGCGCAATCCCCCCTTCACGACTGCGTCCTTTATCGCCGGGACGTCCCATCCACCCAAACAGGAGCCATCCCGATGACGGACAAATCCAATGATCCGGCGAGCGACGCCGAAACCCAAGCGCAAAAGCCGACCGAGCCAGTTGAAACCGAGGGCACCACGATGACTGAACCGAAACCGGCTGCGCCTGATCCGAAAGACGCTGCCGCCCAGACCCGCGCGCAGCCCAAGCCGCAGAAACCCGATGTCGCTCCTGCACCCGACACCGAAGCGGTCGCGACCCGCGCGCGCGAAACCGAGCGTGACCGCGTTTCCACGATCTACGATCTGGCGGGTCGCCTGAACCTCGAGCGCAGCTTTGCCGAGGAGCTGGTGAAACGCGGCACGGACGTCGATGAGGCCCGTCGCCTGATCCTCGAGCAGGTCGCCGCCAAATCCGAAGAAACCCGGACCTTTAGCCAGGTGTCGATCCCGCTCGGCGGCCGCGATGAGCAGGTCACCCGCCGCGATGCCGTCGCGAACGCGCTGCTGCACCGCTACAGCCCAACGCTCTTCCAGCTGGAGGATGCAGCCCGGCAGTATCGCGGCATGACACTCATGGAACTGGCCCGCGAAAGCCTCGGCAATGCGGGCGTGAACACCCGCGGCCTGTCGCGCGACGAGGTGGCCACGCGGGCGCTACACTCCACCTCGGACTTCCCCGAGATCCTCTCGGCCGTCACCAACAAAACCCTGCGACAAGCCTACGAGGCCTATCCCCGGACCTTCATGCTGTTCTGCCGCCAGGTGCTCGCCACCGACTTCAAGGCCATGCATCGGGTCCAGCTCGGCGAAGCGCCGCAGCTGCTGGAGGTGAGCGAAAGCGGGGAGTTCAAGCGTGGGACGCTCGGCGAGAGCAAGGAGAGCTACCGGGTCAAGACCTATGGCCGGGTGGTCGCGATCACCCGCCAGACGCTGATCAACGACGATCTCGACGCCTTCACGCGCATCCCGGCGATGTACGGCAACTCCATCGCACAGCTGGAATCCGACGTGGTATGGGGCATCATCACAGCCAACCCGGCGATGGCCGACGGCAACGCGCTCTTCCACAACAGCCACAAGAACCTGGCCGGCACCGGCGCCGCGCTCGATGTGACCAGCGTCGGCACGGCCCGCGCCGCCATGGCCAAGCAGACCGGGCTCGACAAGAAGACGGTGCTCAATGTCCGGCCCGCCTTCCTGATCGTTCCCGCCTCGCTGGAACTGAAGGCCGAACAGCTGGTCGCCCAGAACCTGGTGCCCGCCGCGACCGCGAGCGTGGTGCCGCAGTCGATCCGCACGCTCGCGCCGATCAGCGAGCCCCGCCTCGACGCCGCCAGCGAGACCGCGTGGTACCTGGCCGCGAGCCCAAACCAGATCGACACCATCGAGTACGCTTATCTCGAGGGCCAGCAGGGTGCCTACATCGAGACCCGCAACGGTTTCGATGTCGACGGCGTCGAGATCAAATGCCGCCTCGACTTCGGTGCCAAGGCCATCGACTGGCGCGGCCTCTATAAAAATCCTGGGGCATAGGATCGGCGACCCCCATGACGATCGATGATCGACAGGGCGCTGTGCCGGTGCCGGGGTTCCCCGGATATCACATCAACCGCACCGGTCAGGTCTGGAGCGCGCATCGCAAGGGTAGGATCCCACGCGGTGCGCGCTCTCGCTGGCTGGACCAGAAAGACTGGACTGTTCGACAGCCGTGGTGTGACCCCGAAGGCTATCTGCACCACACACTGGTGCGTGGCGGCAGAGGTGCCCGGCAGCGGATTGCTCTGCATATTCTCGTCGCGGCTGCCTTTCTGGGGCCGCGACCAGACGGGCTGGTCGTCGCTCACCTCGATGGCGACAAGTCGAACAACTGCGCCCAGAACCTCGCCTATGTTTCGCAGCGCGAGAACATCGAACACAAGCGTGAGCACGGCACGATGCTGTGCGGAGATCGCTCGCATCTGTCCCGCATGACCGACCACCAATGTCTGCGCATGCTTGATTGCCTGGACGTTGGCTATTCCCGGCGAGAGGTCGCCGGGGCTTTTGGCGTCAGCGTCGCGCATGTGGCCGCGCTGAAAACCGGCCGCATTCGAAAACACCTCAGAGCCAAACGGCACCTATGAGAAAGGAAATCTCCCATGGCCAAAAACTACGTCCAGCCGGGCAACACCATCACCCTGACCGCGCCTTATGCCGTGACCTCCGGCGACGGCCTGCTCGTTGGCTCCATCTTCGGCATCGCATCCGGGGACGCCGCCCTCGGCGAGCCCGTCGAGACCTCGCTCGTCGGCGTATTCGACCTCACCAAGGTCGGTTCGCAGGCCTGGACCGTCGGCGCCAAGGTCTATTGGGACGACACCAACAAGCGCACCACGAGCGTGGCCACATCGAACACGTTGATCGGCGTGGCGACCGAAGCCGTGGCAGGCGGGGCCGGTGACACCATCGGCAGGGTGCGCCTGAACGCGGCGTTCTGATGACAGCGTTTGACGCCATCGTTGATACGCTCTTTGCCGATCCGAACATCGGTCGTGAAGCAGTCTACATCGCTGATGGCGGCGCGCCTGTCCTAATACACGTCGTCTCCCGTCAGGCGGATGCGATTACCGACTTCGCCGATGCCCGGCTCTGGTCCGAGACCACTCGGATTGACCTGCGCGTGGCCGATGTCGCGAACCCGCGCCCCGGCGACCGCTTGGAGATCGACGGGGACGCCTTCCTCATACATGGCGAGCCCGTTCGCGATCGCGAGCGGTTGGTCTGGACTGTGGACCTGCGCCCAGCATGAAACTCAAGCTCGACATCACACCCGATCTCATCGCCGCAATGGCCGCAGAGGTGAAGGCGGGCGAGAAGGCCGTCACCGCCGCCATGCGCGAGGCCGGGACCGGGTTGAAGTCTTCGTGGCGCATGCAGATCACCGGCGCGGGGCTCGGGAGACGGCTCGCCAACTCGATTCGCAACCAGACCTTCCCGCGCGCAGGCGAAAGCCTCGATGCCGCCGCGCTGGTCTGGTCGAAAGCGCCGGTCATCGTCGGCGCCCACGACACTGGTCCGCTGATCCGCTCGAAAGATGGGTTCTACCTCGCGATCCCGACCGAAGCCGCGGGCCGAGGCCTGCGCGGTCGCCGGATCACCCCGGGCGAATGGGAGCGGAGGCGCGGGCTGCGCCTGCGCTTCGTCTATCGTCGCCGAGGACCCAGCCTGCTGGTCGCCGACAAGGCCCGCATCAATAAGCGCGGTCAGGCGGTGGCATCGCGCTCAAAGACCGGCCGCAACCAGGTCACCGCCCCAATCTTCTTGCTGGTCCCGCAGGTCAAGCTGCCGAAGCGCCTGGACTTAGATCGCGATGCCGAGCGGGCCCTCGATGGCGTGCCGGGGTTGATCGTCGCGAACTGGGTGGAGGTGCGGACTTGATGCCGATTGGCTCTTCAGCCCAGCGTTGCGCGCACATTCGCCATTGGGATGAAGACGCGCTCGGGGTTTTCAGGGTCGCCGAGCGGCTGGAAGCCGAGTTCTTCGTAGAAGCTCCAGCGGCGTTTGAAGTGATCGTCCTTGAGCACATCGAGGACGATGGCTGCGGCTCCCATCTCCTCAGTTATTTGCAAACTGCGCCGCATGGCGTCGACAACAAGGGCGGTTCCGAGCCCTTTGCCTTGCATGTCTTCGCGCACGGCAACCGCGCGGATGTAGATGACCGGGATGTCGGGCACACAGGCGCGCTGCCACTTCTTGGGTCCAAGATCCGCTCGGACGGCCATCGCGCCGAGAGTGTAGAAGCCCAACACGGCAGGATCGTCGCCAGCTGTGGCAATCCATGCGGCGACCATTCCGGTCTTGATCTGGTCCGAGAGTGACGACTTCAGGAAGTTATCTATTGGGCCAAAGCCACAAGAGAAGGCGCTGCGGTCATGCAGCGCCTTGTCGAATTTGGCGATTGTGAGGGCGGGCGTTTCCGCCCCCGTTCTGTCAGCGGTCTCAGTCGGCATCCTTCAGGAGGCCCTTCGACGCTTCCGCAGCACGTGCCAGACCGGGCACAACCTTTCCCGGTGCCTCTACAGCGGCCTTGAAAGATTCAAACGCGTCGATGGGCAGAATGGAGAGAGACATGCGCTGTTCCACTTCATGCGCGCGCGCGAGCGCCGCCTGACGAATGAAGTCAGCTTCCTGCAGGCCAGTGGCAGCAGCTGCAGCCTTGATGCGCTCTTCATCAGCACGGTGCATGCGCAACTCTTTGCGCGCTTCCATCTTGCCCGGCGTAGGTGCGGTGGTTTCGATCGCAAACATAATCGGTCTCCTTCGCCGATTTATGTACGGTATAACGCCGTACATGTCAATGATCATCCTGGGGATGATCAGCATCGGTCGCACCGGAAAGATCATGTTCACCACGATGATCAACATGATGATGATCGCCTCGATCATCCCAAGAAAGCCCGAATAGCATAATGCCCACCCCCCGCGAAACCATCCTCGCCGCGCTGCACGCACGGCTCTCGGCGCTGGCCGCTAAAGTCCTGCGGGGCGACGTACTGCCCGAGCGCGTCCCGGCCGACGGCCTGCTGATCCTGCGCGATGGCGAGCCGGGGGAGCCGGAAGTGACCCTCTCGCCGCCCGCCTACCACTACGAGCACCGGGCGGAGATCGAGGCGGTCGTCCAGGGTGATGACCGCGATGAACTGTTCGACAATCTCTGCGCCAGCGTTGGCGCGGCGCTCGCCGCTGACCGCACGCTGGGCGGGCTCTGCGACTGGGTCGAAGCGGAAGCGCCGCGGCCGGTGGACTTGGCCGTAGAGGGCGCAGCGAGCCTCAAGGCGGCGGTCATTCCTGTCGTCTTGCATTATTCAACTGACGACCCGCTTGGCTGACGCCACCGCCGTGCGGGTGCTGCGTTCGGCGGGACGACAGTCCACTGGACTGTCGTCTGATCCGCCTCACTCCACGGCCGACCCGCTCGGCTGATCCCGACAACCCGAGGAGAACACCATGGCACGAGCCCAGGGGGCGCGGGCGCAGATGGCGCTTGCGTTCGAGACAACCTATGGAACACCGCCGGTGGGCGGTTTCACCAAGATGCCCTTTGCCAGCACCTCGCTCGGCGCAGAGCAGCCGCTGCTGAACTCGGAGCTTCTCGGCTACGGCCGTGACCCGCTGGCGCCGATCAAGGACGCGGTCACGGCCGACGGCGATGTCGTCGTGCCGCTCGACGCCGAGGCCTTCGGCTTCTGGCTGAATGCGGCCTTCGGCGCGCCCACCACCACGGGCACCGGCCCCTGGACGCACGAGTTCCAGTCCGGTGCGTGGACGCTGCCGAGCCTCTCCATCGAGACCGGCATGCCTGAGGTCCCGCGCTACGCGATGTATTCCGGCTGCGTTCTCGACCAGATCACCTGGCAGATGCAGCGCTCGGGGCTCCTGACCGCGACCGCCCGGCTGGTGGCGCAGGGCGAGACGGTGGGAACAACCACAAATGCCGGCACCCCGGCTGCGCTAGAGCTGAAGCGGTTCGGCCATTTCAACGGGTCGATCACGCGCAATGGCTCGGCCCTCGGCAACGTGGTCTCGGCCGAGATCACCTATGCCAACAACCTCGACCGAATCGAGACGATCCGCTCGGACGGGCGCATCGATGGGGCGGATCCGTCCATTGCGGCGCTCACGGGTAGGATCGAGGTGCGCTTCGCCGACCAGACGCTGGTGACGCAGGCGATCAACGGCGAGGCGTGCGAGATGGAATTCGCCTACGTCCTGCCCTCGGGCGAGAGCTTCACCTTCACCGTGCACGCCGTCTACCTGCCGCGCCCGCGGATCGAGATTTCCGGGCCGCAGGGGGTGCAGGCCACCTTCGACTGGCAGGCCGCCCGCGACAGCGTCGTCGGCCGGATGTGCACCGCCACCCTCGTGAACGATGTGGAGACGTATTGATGCTCACGCTCGATCTGACCAACGCGCCGCGCTGGCTTGACCTCACTCCCGGTGTCCGGGTGCAGTTGCGCCCGCTGACCACCGCGCTGATGGTGGCGACGCGCAGTGATCCGGCCCTCGAGGCGGTACCGGAGGACGCCTCCGACGAGGAGCGCGCCGTCGCTTTCGCGAAATCACTGGCGCGGCGTGCCGTGCTCGCCTGGGACGGCATCGGCGACGCCGACGGCAACCCCATCGACCCAAGCCCGGAGGCCATCGACGCGCTGCTCGACGTCTGGCCGATCTTCGAAGCCTTCCAGTTGACCTATGTCTCCAAGGGCCTGCTGCTGGAGCAGGAAAAAAACGCCTCCGCGCTCTCGCCGAATGGTCCTTTGGCGGGGGCGAGCGATACTGCCAAGCCTGCGCGCAAGCGTGCAAAGACTGCCCGGCGCGGCTGAACCGGCCACTGACCCATGAGGGCTGGCAGGTCTGGGACCTGGTAGGCCGCCTCGGCGGTCAGCTGCGTGTGCTGCCCGGCGCGGTGATGGGCTGGGACATGTCCGCCGCGCTGGCGCTCGGTGACGCCCTCGGCGTGCCGCCGCTCGCCACTGCCGAACTGCTGCCCGTCATCGAAGCGGTGATGGTCGCAAAACTCAACGAACAGATGGAACGCCCCAATGGCTGAAAAGCGTGTATCCGTCCGCCTCGCCGCGGTCGGCGGGCGACAGGTGCGCGCCGAACTGGAAGGCGTGGGCGAAGCTGGGTCGCGCGGTTTCGGAAGGCTGAGCCGGGAGATGGAAGCGGCCAACGCGAGGCTCGTAGCCTTCTCGCGGCGTGTGAGGGTCGCGGCAGCCGCGGCCGTCGCCGCAGCCACGGCCGCGGGCGTCGCCATGGTGCGTTCCGGCCTGCAGACGGTGGATGCGCAGGCAAAGCTCGCGCAGTCGCTTGGCACCACCGTCGCTTCGATCCAGACCCTCGAGCGTGCGGGCGAGCTGGCGGGCGTGTCGATGTCCGGCATTGAACAGGCCACCAAGGATCTGACGCGTCGTCTCAGCCAGGCGGCGGCCGGGACCGGTCCCGCTGCCGACGCGCTGGATCGGCTGGGTTTGTCAGCGAGTGACTTGATTGCCCTGCCGCTGGACCAGCGCGTGGCTGCTATCAACGCCGCTATCGAGAGCTTCGTGCCCGCCGCCGAGCGCGCGGCTGTCGCGGGCCAACTCTTCGGCGAGGAAGGCTCCATCGCCATGAGCCGGATCGACACCGCGACGTTGCGCCAGGCGACGGAGGACGTGCGCGCTTTCGGTGTGGTCGTCTCCGAACAGGATGCCGACCAGATCGAGCGAACCAACGATGCCATCTCCCGGCTCGGGCTGATCTGGCGCGGGCTGTCCAACCAGCTCGCCGTCGCAGCGGCGCCTGCGCTCGAAGCCGTCGCCGACGCCATGGCGGCGGTCGCCAGCCGGACCGGGCCCCTCGGCATCGCGATACGCGGTCTCTTCGACAACATTGGCCGCCTGACCACCTACGCCGCCACCTTCACGGCCTTCCTCGCGGGACGCTGGGTCGCCGGGATGGCCGCTGCCGCGCTCTCCGTCCGTGGCCTCGCCACCGCTCTCGTCGTCCTGCGTGGCGCATTGATCCGCACCGGCATCGGCGCGCTGATCGTTGGTGCGGGAGAGCTTGTCTATCAGTTCACCCGCCTCGTCTCCCGCGCGGGCGGCTTCGGCGAAGCCATGTCGCTCCTGAAGGACCTCGCGGTCGAGGTCTGGGAGCGGATCAGGATGGGCGCCGCTGCAGCGGGTGCCGCGGCCACGGCGATGTTCTTCGACCTGAAGGCCGACTCCGCATCCGGCATGCAGAGCGCCATCGAGAGCGTCGTCGGTTTCGGCAATACGGCGGCGAACACGTTCGAGGGCGCCTACGAGGCGATCAAGGCGATCTGGGGTCTGCTGCCCGCCGCCATCGGCGATCTTGCGTTCCAGGCGGCCAACAGTCTGGTCGACGGTGTCGAGGCCATGCTGAACGGCGTGGTCTCGCGGATCAACACGTTCATCGGCGGGATCAATCAGGGCCTGGAAGCGCTCGGGTCTGAACGAAGGATCTCGATTATCCCGGATCTTGAGCTGGGCCAGATTGAGAACCGGTTTGAGGGAGCCGCGACCGCCGCAACGACAGCCGCGCAGACGGCGTTCGACCGGGCCTTCGAAGACAACCCGCTGACCGCGCCCGATCTCGGGCTCACCCAGGCGGCCAATACTGCACTGGCCACAGCCAACAGGTATCGCGGTGCCGCACGGGATTTGGCCGAAGGCGCGCGTGCGCCACTCGCGAGCTGGCAGGCCCTCCGTGATGCGGTGCAGGGTAGCGCCGAGGGTGGCGCAGACGCGCTGACTGAGGCCACGACCGCGGCGGAGCGGTTCGAGACCGCGCTTGATGGTGCCGGACAGGCGGCGACCGATGCCGGCGCTGCCGCCGGGGCTGCAGCTGCTGCGGCCGAGCCCAATGTGGAGACCGCAGTCACTGGCTGGCAGGCGGTCACGGCCGCGCTGTCCGACTACGCCAGCAAGGCGCGTGAGATCGGCGGTGATATCGGCCAGAGCCTCGTCGGCGCCTTCCAGTCCGCCGAGAACGCCGTGGGCGAGTTTGTTAAGACCGGGAAGCTGAACTTCCGCGACCTCGTCACCTCTCTGCTGGCCGATCTCGCCAAGCTGGTGGCGCGGCGGTTCATTCTGGGACCGATCGCCAATGCGCTTTCCGGCGCGCTTGGGGGTGCGGGCGGGATTTTCGCGAACATCTTGCATGCAGGCGGCATGGTAGGTGCCTCCGCGCCAGGCCGGATGGTCCCGGCCATGGCTTTCGCCGCTGCGCCTCGGATGCATGGCGGCGGTATGGCTGGACTTCGCCACGACGAGGTGCCCGCGATCCTGCAGCGCGGCGAGCGCGTGTTGTCGCGCCCTGAGGCCCAGAGCTACGGCGCGGGCGGCGGGGTCAACGTCACTATAATGGCGCGCGACGCCGAGAGCTTCCGGAAATCGCGCACGCAGGTTGCGGCCGACATCGCCCGCGCCGTGTCGCTCGGGCGGAGGGGCATGTGAGTGCGACCCCGCAAGTGGGAACCGGTTGCGGGTGCCAGAGCACGAACCAAGGAGAAACTTGATGGCGTTTCACGAGGTCCGGTTTCCCGACAATATCAGCCGGGGCGCACGCGGCGGGCCGGAACGCCGCACCCAGATCGTCGAACTGGCCAGCGGCGACGAGGAGCGCAACGCCAGCTGGGCCAACTCGCGCCGCCGCTACGATGTCGCTTACGGCATCCGCCGCGCGGACGATCTCGCGGCCGTCGTGGCGTTCTTCGAGGCGCGGAACGGCCGCCTGCACGGCTTCCGGTTCAAGGACTGGGCCGATCACAAGTCCTGCCTTCCCTCGGGCACGCCGTCGCCCACCGATCAGTCGATTAGTACAGGCGACGGCACCACGACCGCCTTCCAGCTGATGAAGCACTACACGTCCGGCGCGCAATCCTGGACGCGCGCCATTGCGAAGCCGGTGGTGGGAACCGTGCGTATCGCCCTCGGTGGCGTCGACCAGCCCTCGGGCTGGTCGGTCGACACCACGACCGGCGTCGTCACCTTCAGCGCTGCGCCGGGCGCTGGCATCGCCGTCACAGCGGGCTTCCAGTTCGACGTACCCGTCCGCTTCGACACCGACGTGCTCGACGTGACGCTTGATCTCGAGCGGCTGGGCTCGATCACCTCCATCCCGCTTCTGGAGATCCGGCGATGAAAAACATCAATCCCGATCTGCAAGCGCATCTCGACGATGGGACAACAACGCTCGCCTGGTGCTGGCGGATCCTTCGCGCGGACAGCGTGACCTTTGGTTTCACAGACCACGACCGGACACTCAGCTTCGATGGTAGCGACTTCGAGCCGGAAAGCGGCCTGACCGCGTCCGAGGTTCGCTCCGGCTCCGACCTGTCGGTCGACGCGCAGGACGCGGAGGGCGTGCTGACCTCGGACCGGATCACCGAAACCGACATACTCGATGGCCGCTGGGACAACGCCGAGGTCGAGGTCTGGCGGGTCAACTGGGCCGACACCGGCCAGCGCGTGCTGATGCGGCGGGGAGCCATCGGGCAAATCCGGCGTGGGCGTCTGGCCTTCGTCGCCGAGGTCCGCTCGCTCGCGCATGTGCTCGGTCAGACAGTCGGGCGGACCTTCCAGGCGACCTGCGACGCGGCGCTCGGGGATCCGCGATGCGGCGTCGATCTAGAGGACCCCGCGTATAAGGCGACGGGCGCCGTGATCGACCTACTGCGGAATCGGGCCTTCACCGCCTCGGGGCTCAGCGGCTTCACCTCCGGCTGGTTCACCTTCGGCACCATCGAATGGACGAGCGGCGCGAACGCGGGGCGTCGAGCCGAGGTTCTCGGCCATGACGTGACCGACGGCATCGCAGTCCTCACACTGCTCGAAGCCCCGGTTCGTGCGATCGTCGAAGCTGACGCATTCACCATCCGCGCGGGCTGCGACAAGCGGATCGAGACCTGTGGCGCGAAGTTCGCCAACACCGCCAACTTCCGCGGCTTCCCGCACATCCCGGGCCAGGACGCAGTTCTCCGCTACGCCACGAAGGATGGCGGCCACGAGGGAGGTGTGTTGTGACGCAACTCCTCGCATCGGCCGACCCCGCAAGCGTCGTCGCCGTCGCACGCTCCTGGCTCGGCACGCCGTACCACGACCAGGCGAGCCTGCGCGGCGTCGGCTGCGATTGCCTCGGGCTGGCCCGGGGCGTCTGGCGCGAAGTGGTCGGACCCGAGCCGTTCCCGATCCCGCCCTACAGCCGCGACTGGGGCGAGACCGGCCCGCGAGAGGTGCTGGCGGAAGGCGCGCGCGCCCTGATGATCGAGGTACCTTCCGCAGATGCCGGTCCCGGCGCGCTGGTGCTGTTCCGCATGATGCCGCGCGCCATCGCCAAGCATGTTGGAATCCTTACCGGCCCTGACAGTTTCCTCCACGCCTACGAGCGGCTCGGCGTGATCGAGGAACCGCTCACCCAATCCTGGCGGCGGCGCATCGTCTTCGCCTTCCTGTTCCCGCTGCGCTGAGACCCCGACATGGCCACCCTCGTTCTCGGTGCCGCAGGTGCCGCCATTGGCGGCAGCATCGGCGGCGCAATCCTTGGCGTCAACGCTGCCACCATTGGTGGCTTCATCGGCTCCACCATCGGATCGGTCGTCGACAGCTGGATCATCTCGTCACTGGCGCCGACCCAACGGATCGAAGGCGCGCGGATGGACAATCTGCGCATCACCTCGGCCACCGAAGGAGCGGTGATCCCGCGCCTCTATGGCCGCATGCGGATCGGCGGCAACATCATCTGGGCGACGGATTTCCGCGAAGAGACCAAGACCACCACGCAGGGGGGCGGGAAAGGCGGCGGGGGTGGCGGCAAGGTCAAAACCACCGAGTATTTCTACTATGCTAGCTTCGCGGTCGCACTCTGCGAGGGGCCGATCACCGGCATTGGTCGGATCTGGGCCGACGGCAAGCTGCTGGACACCGCCGGGATCACCTGGCGCTGGTATCCGGGCGACGAGAGCCAGACTGCCGATCCGTTTATGTCCGCGAGGATGGGCGCGGCGAATACACCAGCCTATCGCCGCACCGCCTATGCAGTGTTCGAGGATCTGCCGCTCGGCAACTACGGCAATCGCATCCCGCAGCTGAGTTTTGAGGTCTTCCGCCCGCTCGCCGATCCAGACACGGCAGAGGGCCTGACGCGAGCGGTCACCATGATCCCGGCATCAGGTGAGTTCGCCTATGCCACGCAGGGCATCCGGAAGGGCGGCGGCGGGTCGTCCGAGCCCGAGAACCTCAACGCACTGACTGACACCGCCGACATGGTGGTGGCGCTGGACCGACTGAAGGCCATGGCCCCAAAGGTCGAAAGCGTTTCGCTGGTCGTGGCTTGGTTCGGAGACGATCTGCGCGCGGGAAACTGCAAGGTGCGGCCCGGCGTCGAGGTGACCGCGAAATCGACCACGCCGTCGACCTGGTCCGTGAATGGCGTCAGCCGGGCGAAGGCCTTTCTGGTCAGCCGCGACGATCAGGATCGCCCCGTCTATGGCGGCACGCCCGCTGATTTCGCGGTGGTCCAGGCGATCCAAGAGATGAAGGCGCGCGGGCTGCGGGTCACTTTCTATCCGTTCATCCTGATGGACGTTCCGCCGGACAACGCGTTGCCGAATCCGTATTCCGACAATGCCACCGAGACCGGCCAGCCCGCGTTCCCTTGGCGAGGCCGGATCACCTGTTCCCCGGCTGCTGGCTACACCGGGACCGTGGACAAGACTGCCACGGCCGCAAGCCAGGTCGCGGCTCTGTTCGGCGCGGCCACGCCCGCGAGCTTCAACGTTTCGGGTCAGTCGGTTTCGTGGACCGGGCCATCCGACGACTGGGGTCTGCGCCGCATGGTGTTACACTATGCTCATCTCTGCGCGGCGGCGGGCGGGGTCGACGCGTTCCTGATCGGCACCGAAATGCCTGGGCTGACGACGATCCGCTCGGGCGCGGCCACCTATCCGGCCGTGCAGGCATATCGGGACCTTCTCGCGGATGTGCGGTCGATCCTTGGGTCCGGCACGAAGATCGGCTATGCGGCCGACTGGTCGGAATACTTCGGGCACCAGCCGGGTGACGGCAGCGGTGATGTGTTCTTCCATCTCGATCCGCTCTGGGCCGATCCGGAGATCGATTTCATTGGGATCGACAATTATATGCCGCTGTCGGACTGGCGGGACGGGTTCGAGCATGCGGACGCGGCCGAGGGCTGGCCCGCGATCTACGACCGGGCCTACCTGCAGGGGAACATCGTGGGCGGCGAGGGCTTCGACTGGTTCTACGCCAGCGCGGTCGACCGCTCCGCGCAGGTCCGTACGCCGATCACAGACGGTGCGGCCAGCAAGCCGTGGGTCTTTCGCTACAAGGACCTCCGCGCCTGGTGGTCGAATGCGCATTACGATCGCCCCGGTGGGGTGGAGAGCGGCACGCCGACGGCGTGGGCGCCGCAGTCCAAGCCGATCTGGTTCACCGAGCTGGGCTGCCCGGCCATCGACCGCGGCACGAATCAGCCGAACGTCTTCTTCGATCCCAAGTCGTCGGAGAGCTTCACGCCGCATTTCTCGCGGGGCTGGCGCGATGACGCCATCCAGCGCGCCTATCTCGAGGCGACATACCTCTGGTGGGGCGAGGCTGCGAACAACCCGGTCTCGTCCGTCTACGGCGGGCGCATGGTCCATGTCCCCGAATGCGCCGCCTGGACCTGGGACGCGCGGCCCTATCCGTTCTTTCCGGCGCTGACCGACGTCTGGACCGACGGCGCGAACTGGCGGCTGGGGCATTGGTTGACCGGACGCCTCGGGGCAGTGTCTTTGGCGGCGCTGGTCCGGCATCTCTGTCTGCGCGCAGGATTGCCCGAGGAACGGATCGACGTTACCGGCCTCTGGGGCGCGGTCGAGGGCTACGCCATCGGCGCGCTGGAGAGCCCGCGGGCCTCGATCACCACGCTGTCGCACCATTTTGGCTTCGACGCGGTCGAGACCGAGGGCGTGATCCGCTTCGTCATGCGCGGCAGGGCGGCGGTGGCGAGCGTTTCGCCGGACGATCTCGTCGCCGCGCGCGAAGGCGAGGTTCTCGAGCTGACCCGTGGCCAGGAGACGGAGCTGCCGCAGGCCCTGAAATGGAAGGTCGCTCGCGCCGACGAGGATTACGAGGCCGCGCAGGTCGAGGCCCGGCGCATCACGGTCGACACGAAGCGGATCGCCTCCGAGTCCTTCCCCATGGCAGTGCCGCCCGAGGAGGCCGAGCGCCGCTGCCGCCGCGCGCTGATGGAAGCGTGGACCGGGCGAGAAACAGCAGCGTTTCGTCTGCCGCCGTCGCGACTGGCGCTTGATCCGGCCGATGTCGTGACGCTCGCCCATGACGGGCAGCACACCCCGCTGCGGTTGGTCTCCATTGCGGATGCTGAGGCGCGAGGCATCGAAGCCGTCCGCCAGGATCGCGAGGCCCACGACCTGCCACCCGGATCGCCAAGACCGTCCTCGCTCTCAAAGACCGTAGTGTTCGGCGCACCCGAGGTGCTGTTGATGAACTTGCCACAGCTCACGGAGGATCAGCCCCAGCACCGGCCGTTGATCGCTGCCCATGCCGTTCCCTGGCCGGGCGAGATGGCCGTGTTCCGCAGTCCATCGACGGACGGGTTTGAGCTGCTGACCACATTTGGCGGTCGTGCCCGGATGGGGACACTGGTCTCGGACTTCTACGCAGGGCCGACGTCGCGCTTCGACCTCGGCAACGTGCTTAATGTCGATCTGCTCACCGGCACGCTGGAAAGCGTCACTGACCTGACCCTGTTCGGCGGGGCGAACGCGCTCGCCATCGAGAGTGCGTCAGGTGTTTGGGAGATCGTCCAGGCAGGCGCGGCGGAACTGATCGGCCCAGGCCGGTATCGCCTGACCAGACTCCTGCGGGGCCAGCGCGGCACCGAAGGCGCCATGGGAAATCCGACGCTCGCTGGGGCGCAGGTGGTAGTACTCGACGACAGCCTTGCCTCCTTGCCGAGCGCCGAAGCCGATCTCGGCATCCCGTGGAACTGGCGCGTCGGCCCCGCAAGCCGGTCGGTCAGCGACGAGACCTATGTCGCGCAGGCCTTCGCGCCGGCGGGCATCGGGCTGCGGCCGTTCTCCGTCGCCCATGTAGCGCAGCCTTGGCGCACGCCGCACTCGCCCGGCGATTTCACCATCCGCTGGACACGCCGGTCTAGGGCTCTTGCTGCCGACAGCTGGGGTGCGGTCGAGGTGCCGCTGGCCGAGGAATCCGAGACCTACGAGGTCGAGATCCTCGACGGCGCTGCCGTGAAACGGCCGCTGAGCACCGCCACCACCAGCGCCATTTACACCGCCGCCCAGCAGACCGCCGACTGGGGCGCGCTGCTCCATGCCGGCGACACGCTCGACATTCGCATCTTCCAGCTCTCCGCCCTCGTCGGGCGAGGCGCGCCCAAGACCGTGACGCTGAGCTTCTGAGGTGGCGCAATGAGTTCTGGCCGGTTGCGCACTCTCCGGCGTAGGCTCGGGACATGCGCCCCGAAGACGAAGACAGGATTGCCGCCCAGCTTGCCAGAGTGATGGCCGTGGCCTGCGTGCGCAACACACAGCTCGAGACCCTGCATGCCGGCCTGACGCCGGTCTCGCAAGCTGGTGACGGCAGCGACGTTGTCGTGGTGGACGCTGCAGGAAGACGCATTCCGTGGTCCGAGGTCTCGCGGATCAGTGACGACGAGATGCGCGCGCTGATGCGCGAGATCGTGGACCGGCTCTACACCTTCCATCTGCGGATCGACGATCCCGCTTTTCGGGCCGAGATTGATCGCTGGGCCGCGATGACCGCGAAGTGGGACGCGCCGAAGCCTGACCCGGTTCTCTCGGCCATTCCGGCAGACAAACCCGAACGCGGGTAGCCCACCACCGCCCGCCGCCGCGCCACTGTTCGCCGCCTGCCATGCAGGCGGCGTTCCTCGTTCTGGAGACCGCCCATGTCCGACGCCACGACCCATCTCCTGCTGCCCTACATCCTGGCGGCGCAGGCCCAGAAGCATGTCACCCACAACGAGGCGCTGCGGCTGCTCGACGGGCTCGTCCAGCTTTCCGTTCTCGACCGGGACCTGACCGCGCCGCCCGGCTCGCCCGCCGATGGCGACCGCTACATCGTCGGGTCGGGCGCGACCGGCGACTGGGCGGGCTGGGACCTGAACGTCGCGCTCTGGACCGACGGCGCCTGGCTGCGCCTGCCACCGCGCACCGGCTGGCGGGCGTGGGTCGAGGATGAGGGCCTGCTGCTGGTCTACGACGGCGCGGGCTGGATCGGGACCACGCCCGCGGCGCTGCAGAACATGGCGTTAATGGGGCTGGGGACGACGGCAGATGCGTCGAACCCGTTCTCGGCCAAGCTGAACGCCGCGCTCTGGACGGCGAAGACCGTGGCTGAGGGCGGGACCGGCGATCTCTTCTACACCATGAACAAGGAGGCTGCGGGCGACGATCTCGGCCTGACGCTCCAGACCGGCTTCGTGACCAAGGCGCTGGTCGGCCTCTTTGGCTCGGACAGGTTCCGGCTGGCGGTCTCGGCCGACGGCAGCACCTTCTTCGACGGGCTCAGTGTCGACAACGCCACCGGCATCGTCGACCAGCCCCGGCTGCCCCGGTTCAAGGCGTATACCAACTACGACAACTACGTCGGCGTCGGGACGTGGACGAAGATCGGGCTGAACAACACCGACTATAACGATCAGGGGGCGTTCGACGCCGCGAACAATCACTTCGTCGCCCCAGTGGACGGCACCTACCTCTTCGGCGCGACGCTGCTCTACAAGATCAACGCCAGCGCCACGGCCCGCATGCGCGGGCGGCTTGTGCTGAACGGCACGACCGAAATCCGCGGCTCCCTCGGCGAAATCTCCGCCACCCATGTCTCGCTCGCCACCGCGATCTGGCTGCAGACGATGGTCCCGCTAACAGCGGGCGATACCGTCGAGCTGCAGGGGTATTTCCGGGTCGCGGACGGCTACTTCGCGGCCGACCACACGTCCTTCTGGGGCTGCAAGATCGGCTGAGCGGCGGAAGGAGAATCCCGATGACACCACCCCGATCCGAGGGCTTCGTGCGCATGCCGGACGCCGAGTTCGAGGCGATCCTGACGAGGGCGGCCGAGGAAGGCGCGAAGCGCGCGCTCGCCGATGTCGGCCTCGACGGCGACGAGGCCGCGCTCGACATCCGTGATCTGCGCTCCCTGGTCGACTGCATCCGCCTGGTGCGCCGCACCGCCATGCAGACCGCCGTCCGCATGATCACCACCGGGGTCATGCTGGCGCTGCTCGCGGGCATCGCCATCAAGCTCAGGATCTTCGGCGGCGGCCCGTAGTCGCTCACCATTCCGCATTCATCAATTCATCAGCCCGCAATGACCCGCCCTCGAGGCGGGTTCTTTGTTTTCGGAGGACCCC